CTTTTTTAATGACGGATTTCATAAAAATAAATTGAATACCATCGTAATATGTGGATCAAAATACTATAGTCGTTTTGGGTACATCTATTATCCAGGATACAAATCGTTGTGGTGCGATAACGAGTTCACGGATGTTGCAAATATATTGAAAAAACAGACTTATTCTGCACAAGTTATCATAAAACACGAGCATCCCGGAACTAATTCTGCTATAGTTTTTGATGAAACATACACTCGAAACCAAGTATTCTATTTTGACGATGAAGCATTGTATTTCAGTAGAAGATCCATTGTTGCACAAATGTATACTCCTCCAAGTACAACCAAAACTACAGATAATACTGGACCAAGATTAAGAATGCCCACATCTTCTTTGAATTCTCCTATCAAACTCCCTCCTGTTTCTATCAGAATCCGTAGGTGAACGTAAAAAAGCCCATACTCGCCTGAAATAGGTAAGTATGGGCTTTTTTTTTATTTATTTATTTATTTTTTTTAGATTGCATCTGCATATTTAAGCAGTCTTGATGAAATGAGCCTTGAGGAAGCTCTGGAGATTGAGGTAGGTAACAGCATCCTTGTCAGTAACCTTCAGGAGCTTGGAAAGAGCACCATCGGGGATGATACGGCGCTTGTTTGCGGGGTCAAAGCATCCATGAGCCTTCACGTAGGCAGACACCTGCTTGGTAACCTCAGTCTGAGAGCGCTGAGATCCGGCAGGGATGGTCAGGAAAGCGCAGAGCTCAGGGGTAAGAGGGCGGGGCTTGAGGAAGGCATTGTTAGCCCTGCGAGCCTCATAGGTAACCTTCTCCTCAGGGGTCATATCCTCAACGTTCTTCTTCACCTTCTTCTTCTTTCCAGCCTCCTTGAGCTTCTTGGCAGCATCCTTTGCAGCTACAGCAGCCTCACGAGCAATCTCCTTGAGCTCAGCAGCAAAACGGGACTGAGCATCACGGATACGATCAGCAACGCTGGAGAGGGTAGGAGCAGCAGCCTCACTAGCAGCAGGGGTAGCAGCTACAACGGGCACGCTAACCTCAGCCTTGGCAGCAGCGGGCTTGCGTCCACGAACAGCCTTCTTCTCCTCCACAACGGGAGTAGCAACAACGGCAGGAGCAGCGACGGGCACAACAGCCTCAGTCTTCTTTACAGTAGCGGTCTTCTTGGTCTTGGAATCAGCAGCCATCTTGTTTGAATTAATCTGAGAAGCAGTATTTGACATTTCTAACGCGGTTATGTATATATCTGGAACCCTGCCCGTAAATAGGTCACAATACCGCGGCGAGCAGTTCTGTATTTATGAGTGCGGTCAGAATGTGAAAGACAAATTCTTGAGAGCCGCGCAAATCATTCAATATAGCAATCAGGACTCCAGCAAGATCTTTACTAAATGTTATCGTATTTGCGTACGAACCTATATTGTTTTTCAATGACTTCATCCAAACATAATATTTTGCCCGTCTCGATTGTGCATTTCCTTTCATCATCCACCATTTTGTATCCTCTATTAGGCTTGTTAAGAATAATCTCATTCTCAACATTGTCATTGCTGTAAAAATATTAGGATGTGTACACCCTTCATATCCGCTCTCATTTATAATTTGAACAACCCTTAGCCATCTCTGATCTCTTAATTGTATTTCATTTAATTCTGAAGTCATGTGCACAGTTTGAGTACCGTTCTTTTTTCGAATAAGCATCAGATATCGTAATCTTCGCATGTCTTCGTTCGAAAGTTTTTTTCGTGTGTACGGATTTGTAACCTCCAGATTACTTAAAGATAGTTGAATCATACTTCTCTGATCGAACCACCATATTTTGCCTTCATCTTCTATTGAAAAATAATCAAAAGGATGTACTTCTTCTTTTGATGCCAATGTCACCACTTCATCATCATTGTGACAAAGTTCACGTTTTAAAACACCCTTTCCCGCCAATTTTAACCTATTTCTCACCAAATATCCTCTCCAAACTGCCTGTACTCTTTTAATTCGTTGATTCACAGAAGGGTTGAAAGTAATCCAATGTCTTACTATTTTAGATCTCATATGGATTCCACAAAAAAGACAGTTTCGGGCAGCTATCTTGTCGCATCTCTCATTTGTATTTTTATTTTTACAGGAAAGACATTGCATTGTATAACGAAAACGGATTTGTAAATTGAAAAAGAACGGAGGTATTAAAATGGGAAGAAAGCGAATACTTCCACCCTTTGATGTAGAAGTAGCAGGTTTCAAAAGTATAGCAGATTGGGATAAATTTATTCTCACATTCGATAAGCCGACGGTTCAAACAATATGTCATATCATTTCAACATTTATCAAACATGTAAAAGGTAGATCTATTATTGGAAAAAATAGCAAAAACTGTGGGGATCAAGGTCATTGGCTTGAAACTCAGATGGGGTGTAAACTTAATTCTAAAAATGAACCAGATATTGGGGGATTTGAAATGAAAAAACAGGCTCCAAAGATAACACTTGGAGATTTCTCAGCAAGTGAGTACATATTCTCACCATACAAAAAACGGTCTTTGTTGAACAGTATAAATAATTGGGATCAGACTGTATCAATGTCTAGAAAAGAATTCGTAGGTCTCTTTGGTACGCCAAATCCTCTCAAAGACAATAGATACTCTTGGTCTGGAAAATGTGTGCCAAAATATGGATGCTGGAACGATTGTGGTCAGACACTTCTCTTTAACGAACAAAATGATTTATGTGTTTATTATTCTTATTCATTGGATACTCGAGGTCTAAAAATACCTGATTATCTTAAAAAGGATGACATTCTGATAGCACTATGGAAGTCTGAAAAACTAAAGAAAAATGTAGAAAATAAGTTCAATAAAAAAGGCTTCTTCATATGCAAAAAAACTGGAGATACATTTGATAAAATAACATTCGGAAAGCCATTCGACTTCACATATTTCATCAAAAGTATAAAAGAAGGTAGTATCATTTTCGATAGCGGAATGTATCAAGGAAATAATAGAAATTATTCTCAATTCAGATCTAGTTTAGCTGTCTGGAACGGACTTCTTGTTTAATGCATTAACAAGTGATCTACTAATCGCTTCTCCAACCAAACACGCCACTGCATTACCCAATTGTTTATAAGTCTGCATACCCGAAACAGGGAATACAAAACTGTCTGGAAAACTTTGTACACGTGCAGCTTCTTTTTCCGTTAGACGCCTAATCTCTGTATCAGAATACTTTACCAATGCATCACTTCCATCTTTGTAGTATCTTGCTGAAATCGTATAACAAGGTTCATCATCTTTCACAAACTGAGCACCAAATCCCTTACCATCGGCTTCATTTTTGATTTTGCGTTGAATAAATCCTGCAATCATCTTTTCACTGTGATAGTATTTTGAAGGCACTTCCTCTTTCGGTTGAAGGACATCTCTCATACACACATACGTATCCTTTGTATGGGTTGGTTCTGGATGAAATGGTTCTGTGACACCCACTTTATTCCATCCCAAGAATATCACTCTTTTTCTCTTTTGAGGAACGCCATAATCGCACGCAAGAAGTACTTTCCATTTCAGATTGTATCCGATACCATCAAACTCTGATTTAATGATATCTATTACAAGCTCACCATTCGAAGTCTTCATGGTCAGTATTCCCGGAACATTTTCAAGCACGAAATATTTCGGTTTAAACACTTTTACAAATCGAAGATACTCCATGAACAAACTGTTACGAGGATCATTTTTGTCACGTTTTCCAGCCATACTGAACCCCTGACAAGGAGGACCTCCGATAACAATATCCGCCTCTCCATATTCTTTCAACATTTCTTCAGCATTCACTTCACAGATATCTTTGTTGATCATAGGATGACTGAAGTTTGCAGAATATGTTTTAGCAGCATACTTGTCCCACTCGATACCAAATAGAATATTAAACGGTTTTTTAGAGAATCCCATACTCAATCCTCCCGCTCCAGAGAATAGATCCACAACCTTAATATGACCTTTCTCTTCTTCTACAGGTGGTTCAATGACAGGAGGTACACAAGATGTTTTACGCTTCATATGCGCTGTTAATCCGCTCTTCTGTTTGAACTCTTTCGCACACAGCGAACATACATGAGACATATTACTAATATAAGAATTAAAACCGAATAAGATAATCCATTTTATCCAGTTCAATTATATTAGTGAAAAACGGATCGACCCGTTTTTAATATTGGAATATATCACACAATCTCAAATGGCTTCTCCTGCAGTAATTTCCGTCTCTAAGATCCTCGCTTCCGATATTCAGTTCGCTGAACCTCGTAAGAACAAGAACGGTGGCGTTTCAATCGGTTTCAAGTACAACAAGCAAAATGTCCAGTTCCGTATCCCTTCAGTTTCATTCCCCGGTGGTCTCCAGCGCAAGGAGAATCCTAACAAGGATGGCTCTGTCACAGTATCGTATACTCTCTCCGCTTCTATGAATGGCGGTGATCCTTACGGTGCTGAGCACAGTGCTGATCCTTCTGAGACCGCCAAGATGTACAACTTCATGTTCGACTTCCAAGAACTCATTATCAAGACTGCCGTTGAGCAGTCGTTGAAGTGGTTCGGTAAGAAGCGTTCTGAAGACTCAATCCGCGATAGCTTCAACAAGTTCGTCAGCGTCTCTGTAGACAAGACTGATAACGGTTGGATGCCTAACGGTAAGTATCCTCCTTCTCTTCGTATGAAGCTTCCCGTTTATGACGGAAAGATTGCGATGGAGGTTATCGATAGCGATGACAATGATGTTCCTCTCTCTCTCGACAATCTCGAATCCGTCTTTGCAAAGGGAACTTCGGCAAAGATGGTTCTTCAGGCTCAGATCTATATGGTAGGTCAGTCATTCGGTGTTACTTGGAAGCCTTCCTATGCTCAGGTTGTTCAGCGCAAGAAGGCTTCTGCTCGCGACTACTTCAAGGCTGATGAGGATGATGTAGAGGTCGATGAGGATGAGACTGAGGAGCAGAATGAGGATGAGATCGAAGAGGTTGAGCTTCAGCTTCCTGTTGCTAGCACTCCTGCTCCTGCTCCCGTTGAACCTGCTTCTTCTGATGCTAAGCCTGCTCGTAGACGCAAGGTTGCATAAATACTCGAATCGCTTGGCGGAGTAAACAAAACACCATCATCATCTACAAACATAGTTGAATAAACATCAAAATCAGATTTACAACTAGACAAAAAACAACCTTTTTGTCTGCTACCCATACACTTGGTACATTTTTTCAACTCGGATACACCATTGATAATCATTGAAGGTGTTACAATAGTTAACCGTGTTCTTTCTGCCACTTTTTCTACTGTATTCCATCCATTCTTCATACAGTCTTCATACGCTTCCAATGTCATCAACGACCAGAGTGTACGATCTTGAGGTTCCCAATCTTCCTGTAAAAGTGTAGAAAACTCATTCTCTTTGAACCACAATGCTGTATGCTCTCCATTTTCGTGCTCTGCAAGTCCTACTCGGATGGAGTTTTCATCATACAACCAATACACTTCAACAGTAGGCGTTGAATGATCTGTATCGAGATTACCTCTGAACACTAATTTTCCATCATAATTGTATTCTTCTACGTCCGCATCCAAATCATTTTCAGTGACATCTTTTGACACAGGATATACCTTACCCTGATTTCTCACTGAGAACATTATTATGTGTTTAAAATCTATTTCGCTCACTCAAACGTAACCTTCATAGTCACATTGTGCCTCTTTAAACTCTTCGTTGCAGAATGCGATAGCTCATGTCTCTTTTTGCGTGTACCTGCTGAGGGCTTTCCTTCTTTTGAAGAAGCACCCATACGTGTCTCCATATCTGCATGGATCTCATCGCGGTGTTCAATCAGATAGTCGAGAATACCATCATCCATTACCCATGCAAAAAAGTTTAACTGACCCACTGTTGTTGAAAGACCCCCGAAGTCAATTCGATTCCATCTACAGAAAGGATCAAACATCTTTTTGGAATATGCCTTCAGATGAGACTTGTACGAGAGATAGACAATCACGTGCTTTCCTGTTGTTGAAATATATGAAATGTTATTCTTCTTTGCATAATTGGTTACAAACCAGTCCAGTATACGGAGTGAGATATTGGTTTTATTTTCGAGGACATTTTGAAGGACAGTCATACGATCCCCTTCTGCATAAAAACGTTCAAGTCTATGCAAAACCCATTGCTCTTGTGTTGTGATTTCGGTAGTGGACATATTGTTAGTAAATCGGATTGTACCCTTTAAACAATACTACAGATAATATCATATGGAGATCTTTGAATTGCCTTTGAACACTACGCACCTTCAACAGAAGGTAAAAGATATGGCTAAAAGAGATGGTGTACCGTATCGACATCTTCGAAGAAAGGTTGCAGATATTTTAAGTTCTGATCTAGGAAAGGTTTGGACACGCAGAAGGATTATTTATAGACTACTCAAAGTGTATGGCATGAACGATCAACGCACTGCTCAATGGCATTCTAAACGTTCTGAAATGATCACAGCATCTGAAGTAACAAAGGGCTTCAAAACTGCTACACCTTCTGCAAAAAGAGAACTCATGTTGAAAAAGATTGAAGGTGCCAAAGAAAGTGACGGGTCTGGTATGAACGCTGCATGTGCATGGGGGACTCAATTTGAACCTATTGCAAAAACATTGTACTGTAAGCTGAACGGTGGCGGAGAGGTTGTAGATACTTCATGTGTTTCTCATCCTGTTCATTCCTTTCTAGGGGCATCGCCTGATGGTATTTATTTTCCTCCTTCAAAGTCTGATCCACGTTGGGGGAAGCTCATTGAGTTTAAATGCCCAATAAGTAGAAAGTTCGATGAAACAACACCTATACCCGATGCGTACTATCACCAGATGCAGATGCAGATGGAATGCTGTAATATTGATGAATGCGACTATGTTGAGATGCGGTTTGCCACCTTAACACAGACGGAATGGCTTTCAAATACTGTTGCTCCTTTCAAAGGAAGATTTGCTATATTCGATTCTGGAGAAGTGGACTATGAGCAGGATGGAGACACAAACTGGAAGACGAATCTGAAAAAGAAAGATGAAGAATATCGTGTGGTTCATTGGGTTCTTTCAAATTGGCGTCAAGCGAATGTGAATCGAGATTATACATGGATGTCGACACATATTGGCGATCTAACAGATGTGTGGAACGAGGTTCTAATGCATAGAAAGAATGGTACTGTTCCTGAAAAGATGGAGAAGATTGTGGAAGAAAAGCCTCAGAAGACGTTTATTGGAACGCTGCATTGTGAGCTTCAAACAGACCAACGCGATGACCCGTTTCCTGTCCTCTTGGCGGAAGATGCGCGTCAGGTGAATCTAGGTGGTTCGTCTTCTGTGCATAAGAAGAGTGCCACGACGCTGCAGTTCTCTCTTGCATAGTTCTATCCAAGAATTCGGGAACGCCAAAGCGCTCACGCTTGCTAATCACAAAAATGATTATGAATATTGCAGCTGCGAATATTCCATAGATAGCACAGTTAACTAATAAGTTTTTCATTATGTTGAAGCCGAGAAAATGGATTAGGGTGTGAACATTGTATATACACAACAACAATGGACATTATTAAGCTTATGCTTCGTCAGCGCGGTATCAATACCGAAGTAGTTGAATCTATTGATACAGAATTTCCTGCTGTAGTGTCTAAGATCGATAAAGTGTTAGTATATATTTCGAACAGATCTAGGATTTCTGAAAAGGATATTGATACTGTAATTGAACTCACTCAGAAGAATGGCGGTGATCTTTCACTCGTTGTCGTACCTATTCCACCTTCAGCAACTATCTTGACATCCCTTCGTCAGAAGAGCGATAAGATCCAACTCTTTCATGTAGGTCAGCTTCAGTTCGATATCACAACGCATCGCAAGGTTCCTTCTCATCGTATTCTGAATGCAGAAGAGAGGGTTGCATTTATGGAAAAGTTTCATATCTTGGATCCATCTACTCAGATGCCTATGATTGATTCTCAGGATATGATGGCGAAGTGGATTGGAGCCAAGCCTGGAGATATTGTTGAAATCATGCGTAAAAGTGAGACAGCAGGGTCAACACCTTACTACAGGCATTGTGTAGCGGATGTGACTCTTTAATCTTGATACTCCACAATGGAGAACTTCAACAAGTTGCTTGACGAATACAAAAATCAATATCTTCAATTTTTGGCTACAGGCAGTGCTGAGTTCAAGACAGCATATCAAAGAGCGATGGACGCTATTGAAGCCGCTATCACTGAAAAACGTGAACAGGTTGATACGGAAAAGAAGGCAATGAAACACTTTGCTGCAACATACAAAAAAGATAATGAAGAGCTGACTAACACGTTGAATACCGCTTCTGCTATGACTGAAGATGCGCAAGAAATACACGATGAGTATGAGGGATCTAAAAACAGATATGATGTATGGAAATCTGGTTATAAAGTGCCTTCTGTAAAGTATGATATTTCAAATGGATATGGGATCATGTTAAGGTTTGGTATCTTTTTGATTCTGTTACCTATTCTTATTTTGATAGGATATTTGACACCAAGAGGAGGAGAAGCAACACGTGCATTATCTTCTGCTATTTCTGCACCTGGAACACCAAGATTTTCATTTAATCCAACAGCTATACACAATTCTTAATAACAATAAGATTGTTATTACTTGAATTTATTTTACAAGGAATGACCACTAGTTCAATAGAATAAGTGGGATATTTTTCTCTCCACTCTTTTAGTTTTGGTAGAAAAAGATGAAATGCTGTATGTTTTACATCTTCTATTATAAAATAACCATTAGGCTTTAGTTTATGGATACTATTTTCAAAAAAACATACATTCGCATTAAATTCATGTAATCCATCTTCCACGATAATATCAAAATCTTCTATTAATGCTTGATTATTCCATAAATTATTGATGATATGTTTGTTTGTTTGGTCGCAATAGAATGTTTGAATCCTTTCACTATTGAAAAGAATATTAGTATCTATATCTGCCCCAAAAATTTGAGAATTGGGGAAATATTCACGCCATCCGTATACTGATGCTCCAGGTCTTCCATGAGCTCCCATATTTGATGGTAGATTTATGTTATTTGTACCCAATCCTAATTCAAAAACTCTCAGGCACTCATGCTGTCTATCTTTGAAAATACTATGGTAAAAAGTAGTATAGTTATGCATACAATTAGTAATATCAATACTACCTTTATCGCTTTTGTTTCTACCCATTATTTCACATAAAGGTGTGGCTTTACTTGCATCAAATGAATACATGGTTTATATATAAAGAAATACTTTCTTTAACTTATTAATTGTTAGAAAGGTGTTAAACGAAATAAACGATTCTAAATGAATTTAATGCCAGCTGGGTATATTTACTGTTTTTCTAATGCTTCAATGCCTGATATATTTAAGATTGGTATTACTCATGAATGTCCTTTAAAACTTTTGAAAGAAGCAAATAGTAACGATAAATGGAGACCTCCAATGCCATATAAAATTGAATTAGTGAAATATGTGCATGCTGTAGAAACAAGATTAAAAATATTCAATGATGATATTGTAGAATCATCGTTAAGTAGGAATGCAGGTTTCTTCAAACTTTCATTAGAGGATATTCATTATGTTTTTGATAAGTTTTTAGGAGATTGGTATTCATATGAAGATGATATATTCCCAGATATTCCTTTCCTTCTAGATGAAGAATGGAAAGTATTCAAAAGTCATCGTAAATATGCTGTTTCAAATATGGGCAGAGTTTGCGTAACAGGTACTAGTAAATTAATACAAGCAGAAAAAGATGGTAGAATATTGACATTCGATCTAGCTATTTATTTGAATGTTCTTGTAGCAGAAGTATTTATTCCAAATCCTGAAGAAAAGTTGTTTGTTAAACATCTCAATGGAAATAAAGATGATAATAGAGCTTTAAACTTAGAATGGATGTGAAGATCGCAATCTTGAAACTTTGAAATTGAGTTAAGTTCTTTCTTCTCAATTCGAAAGTCTGCAGAGGAATTCTTTGACAACATTTGAAAGTGAGAGGACTTTGTTTTAGAGAAACTAATTGAAGATAATTGAAGTTAATTGAAGTTAATTGAAGCTAAATATATGTAGAGAATATCTTCTAAGATCGCAATCTTCTAAGTATCAAAGTTGTTGTTTTTTCTTCTTATTTCGAAAGTCTGTAGAGGAATTCAATGACTCTGTTTGAAAGTGAGAAGACTTTCATTTTGGTATTGTTATTGAAGTTAATTGAAGCTAATTGAAGTTAATTGAAGCTAATTGAAGTTAATTGAAGCTAATTGAAGTTAATTGAAGCTAATTGAAGTTAATTGAAGCTAATTGAAGTTAATTGAAGCTAATTGAAGTTAACTGAATCGCCAATAGAACTATCTACAAATGATAATCCAGTTATTATTGGAGATTATAGAATAGAATATATTAAGAGCATATCCAAATGGAGTGTTTTTCGTATAATTGATGAAAACACAGTTGAATATAAGGGCGTCTTCAAAACAAAAGATGAAGCAGAAATGGCTATACCTTATCAAAATGAACCGTATTAAACACTAAAAACAGATTACAATAAGATGAACGGGACCGTATATCTTATTGTAACGAATGTTACTACTGAGAATTCAAATCTTATTTTAGGGATAGCTTCAACAAGAGCAGAAGCAGAAACAGCCCTTTCAAAGATCAAACTTAAACGTTCTAAATTCGTATTTGGACCCCTGTTAAAAAAGGATATCTTTATCCAACAGACCACTCTGAGACACGGTATTATTCCCGAACTATTTGAAGAAATAAAACACTATGAAACTTCTGAAGATCATTCTGTTATAAATTTTGGTTAACAGCTTCCGTTACAGGCGCTGTCACCGTTTCCACTGCACTCGTTACAGTCGATACCACCGTGGAAGCATACGAATACACAAAGAATATAAATACGACAATCAACAAAACCAAAATAGCCACAATATACCCATAGTACGTCTTTTTGGTTGAAGCATTCTCATTCATTAATGTCGAAAGCACAGTCTTTAGCTGATCTATCATGTCTCTTTTTCCTGCTATTTTTGAAGTCTGATCTTCAAAGTTTGCAAGTTCATTCTCAAGATCTACGACTCTCTGTTTTGCAAGTTCATTCTGTTCCAGATCACCTTCAGACCAAGCGGACATCAATCCCTTCACAATATTCACAAGACGTGCATTTTCAGCAGCAATGGCTTTCATATCTATGTTCCTCTGTGCAGTATTGGGTTCCTGAAGGGAAGAACGTACCAGCCTCTGATAATTTTGTTTCGCATCGGCATAGTCACGCGTTGCCTGTTGAAGTTCCGCCATGCGAGTTTGCTCGAATAGACTAGCGTTCATTATCTTCTTCTGGACGTTAAAATAATGGATAAGTCTCTTGCCGACTTTACGAAGACAACATCTGGAATGATGGATTATCTTACAAATCAACTCACGGCTTTTGGTTTATGGAATAACATTACTGGATCACTTCAAAAAGTGTCTTCCTCTTCTGCTGGTTTCGTCTGGGGATACAACTCCGGTGGAAAAGTATATTTCTGCAAAGAACCCTGCACCTCAGCCTCTTGGACACAGATTCCTCTCGATCAAACCCCAATAGACATCGCCACAGATAGCACTCAAGCCTATGTGCTGTATTCAGATTCTACTGGTGCTGCCATGATTGCCTCCACATCTATCGATGGAACAGGTACTTGGGCTTTCAATACAGTTCCCTTTAATGCAGATAAGATTACCACAACCAACGGGTTCTTGTGGGCAAGTGGTGCAAGTAAGATGGCTTTCTGTGGTAAACCTTGCAACACAGATAACTGGAATGTTTTAGATGATAATCATTCTCTTTTAGGCGGTGGAGGTGCTTCTATCTTTGCGGCTTCTCCTGGAGTAGCAGGTGTATTCAAGACAGATGAAACAAATCAGACAGGTTGGTCTTCTGTTGCAGGATTCTCGGGTATCACGCCTTCTGTTCTTGCAGCAGAATCAGACAATGTTGTTCTGTATGCTGCAGACAATTCAAAGGTCTACAGATGCGGCTCAACCTGCGATAGCAAAGATAAGCTTGAAGTAGTGAATGCACAAGGTTTCGTACCTATCCAGAGCAAAGGAAGTATGACTGTGAATCCTTTAACACATAATGTATGGATGGCGTCAGAGAGTTCTGCAAAGGGTGGTAATCTTTTTGCAAGACTGGATGTTCCTAATACTCAGCCTGTTATGGATACTGTTTACAGCTCTGAAAAAGATCGTGATAGGATTTTTAATTCTTTAGGAGATGCATTCAAAGTACAGACCGCCGAAGTGAGTTCAAAGATGACTCAGGTTGAGGCTGCAGAAGCAGTAAAACAGGCTATGGATATCTCAGGAGATGGAAGGAATATCGATAATGAGATCAAGCTTTTGGAGCGCAAGATAGAACAGGCGAGTGGTACTTCTGCAGGATATCAAGATAAAATGAAGCCATTGATGACTTTACTGTTGGCACTGGTGTTAACGGCTCTCCTATATCTAGTCGCAAGTTGGTTCTTACCTTCTTCCTTGTTGATGGGTCTTGCTGTTCTAATCCTTGGAAGTGGATTAGGCTTGTCAATCTACTTCTCTGTCAATAAATAATGGAAGATCCTACTCAAGAGGAAGCACGCAAACAGAGGGCATTCAAGGCGTTCCAAGATGCTGCCAGAAACAAAGAGAAGGATCCTGAAACATTTGAAGCCGCAAGGATGCGATACTATTTTCTGACAAAGGGTCCAGCATGGTTCAAACAGGAAAAGAAGAGAATCTCTTCTGAAAAGATTGATCCCATCCTCGCCGATTACAGAGACATGTACACTACATTACAGGCTGAAGAAGAGATACAGCGAGGATATACCGATAGTATTGAAGTCATAAAGAACAAACAGGAAACAATCAAAGATAGCACCGTGAAACAGACATCCTTTTTCGATAAACTTTTGGATACTGAAAAGATGAAGAAGAGTGCTTATGACAGATATATTGAACTCACTTCACCTTCTGCTGTAGGTGTTGCTGGTTCTACGCCCGATGTTCCAAGTATTGTTCAATATTTTGCTTCATTTCCTTCAACATTCAAGATCATATTAGATGTTGTTTTAGGTATCATTATACTTGCTATACTATATCTCGGTCTTATGAAGGCAAAGATAGGCACAAATAGCCTTTTCAACGCTAGAAAAGCATCTCAATTACCATCATCTGGAATAACAATCATTAATAGTCCAGTACCTTCATCCTTCGGCAGTACAAGATAAACATTTAGAACGGTGAAACTAACTCATAACAAATGGAATCGTTTATAACAAGTTGGTTTAATACACCAAGAGCGAAAGAACTTTCTCCAAATCAGACTATTGGTCTCATTTCGAGAGAGTTTTTAGAGTATATTCAGAAGATAGGATATGACATTGAAGACTTCAAGGTCTTTCAACGCAGATTGTGTACGGCTGTATGTGCTCTTCGTGAAAAAAGACTATCAGGCAAACCTCTTCGTTTGAACATGCTTAATTATGAGAACTTTGATCTTCCAGCAGAATGGACCCGTGAAAAAGAGCTTGGTTGGTTTGACTATCATCGTGTGAATGTGTTTGATTCATGTTTTTGGATCGATTTCTGGGAACAGCTTCCTCCAATGCAATGGGAGAAAGAGATAGGGAACTGGAGGCTTGAAGTTCAAGATATTATGATTCAAAGTGTGGACAGAGATATGGGTATCCTTGCAAAGAAATGTGGATTCAAACATGCTGAACCTATCCAAGAAGATAATGAGACGTATATGTCGGACTAAAGTACATATTTTCAGCATAAACAGCACTGCTTCCAAATGGACTAAAGACTCTGCAGAATGCACCTTTTGCATCAAACCCATCGAATGTGAATAAAGACCAAAAACTTGTGTACCAAACAATATCATCATTACAGTCAAACAAAATTTTGTCTGTACTATTGATTTTTCTGTACATCTTGAATCCTTCTCTTGAGCCGTGAAATCCCTTCTCTTTTTCTACTGAAGAAAAGTCTGTATCCTGTTTCCAAGTTTTTGCAGAAGGTAAAAAGGGTATCCATATGTAGTGATATCTACACAAAGGTTGAGCACCGCGTGAAGTCAAGCTTTTAGGAATGACATCTGTTTCAAAAAGAAATACAGAAGAGGATCCAGCTTTTTTGTTAGCTTCATGGCTTACAGAAAGTATTAAATGTTTTGCAAGACCTTGAGACCTATATCGAGGGTCGACATACAGATAATTTACATAGACAGAAGGTCTAGATCGTGTTTCGCCTACCCATTTACCAAACTTAGCGGTGATCATGCCTTTCGAAGGTATCCATCCCACAAGGTCTTCGTCGCAAACAGGATCTCTCTCAGTTTTGAATTGATCTCGCCACACATTTCTGCACCATGTTTGAATATCGGAAGGGGCATCTTTCCATGATGTTACTTCAACATTGGGAAAGCGTTCATATTGAATAGAGGGTTCTATCCTTGTGAATTCGAGTCCGCCTTTGTCTGATTTTGTCTGGATTGGAAGGCTATTCCACATTTCTTAACACATTACAAGAGATGCTCTATTGGATTTTAGCGCTTACGGTACTTCTTCTGTTGCTCATACGTACTATGGACAAAAAGGACAGAGAAATGTTCGACAATCCTGATGAAAAAGGAGACAAAACATTAACATTGGAGGATCCTGAAGACATTTATGACGACTATTATGCTCAGGTGTACGATAAGCTTTTCAGCACGCCTGAACGTATATCTTTTGAAAAAGGTGCCATACAGGATTATGGGCTTTCTGCTTGGCCAGTCGCTGAAACAAAACTCTTGGATGTGTGTTGTGGGACATCGCCTCATTCTGAATGGATGTGTAAAGAGGATTTCGATATCGTTGGTGTAGACACGTCAGAACCTATGTTAAAGAAAGCGCGTGCAAGATGCAGCAGAGGAAGGTATTATAAAGGGGATGTAACACGTGCAGAAACGTTTGCACCAAAATCGTTTTCGCATGCAATGATGTTATATTTTTCGATATATCAGTTCAGAAATCCTAAGATGGTTTTGGATCATATATACTCTTGGTTGAAGCCTGGAGGTGTGTTTATTCTTCATTTGGTGGATCCTGAAAAGTTTGATCCTATATTGGATGCAGCATCGCCATTTATGATGTTCTCTCTTCAGAATTATACGAAGGAGCGTATCATGGATTCAGAAGTGGTATTTGATCAGTTCAACTATAAGAGTAGATTTGTGAAAGAGAAGGGGAGTGAAGATGCAACATTTGAAGAGGTTTTGACCTTCTCTGATCCTGAAAAACATGATGGACGCAAATATCGTGAACACAAACATAGATTGCATATGCCATCGTTGAATGATATGCTTGATATAGTAAAATCGAGTGGATTTACACGACATGAAATGGTGGATATGACTCCCGCGGGATTTGAATATCAATATATTTTGTTCTTAACAAAGTAAGCAATGTGGTCAGGAGTTGTAAAAGGTCTGACAAACGGGGGCTGCGGTACTGGCTGTGGTAAATGTGGTGGCGGTGGAGGGGGCGGTGGAGGAGGACAGGGACCTCCTGGACCTCCTGGACCACAGGGACCACAGGGAATTCCTGGCACTGGAATAGATTGGTCTTTGTATCCTGCTATCGAAGCTGTGAATTTTGCAGGATTTGACATGTACGGTATCGTATCCTTCAATGGAATGGATACTACTTTCAATCCTCTAACAAATGTTACAGCATTCGGCAATTCTGCAGCAGAGTTTAATGCAGGAGGATGTGTTTTTGCTGTAGGAAATCTAGCTGCACAATTCAATCAAGGTAATAATGTGAATGCAGAAGGTTGCTTTGCAGGTCAGAGCAATAACGCCAATAATGTGAATGCACTAGGAAATTTTGCAGGTCAATTTAATTTTTCAAATGATGTGAATGCGTTAGGAAACAGAGCAGCTCAAAATAATAGTGGAAATAATGTGAATGCTCTAGGAAGTTTAGCAGGTCAATTTAATACAGCAGACAATGTGAATGCTATGGGAAATCTTGCTGCAAACACAAATGGAGGAGATCATGTAAACGCTTTTGGTGATAATGCTGCATTCAATAACAGTGGTGATCGTGTGAACGCTTTGGGTGAGGATTCTGCCCGCTTCAATAAAGGAGATAGTGTTAATGCATTTGGATGTAATGCTGCATACGGAAATATAGGAACTCATGTGAATGCGTTTGGTCTAAATTCGGCAAATATCAATGCAGGTGATATGGTCAATGCATTCGGAGAATCTGCAGCTTATAACAATTCAGGAAATCATGTTAATGCTATCGGATGCAATGCTGCTCATAATAATAAAGGTGATGAAGTGAATGCTATGGGTTCTAATGCTGCTTATTTCAATGCTGGTACCAATGTTCTTGCAATAGGAGAAAATGCGTTGTATACTAATAGTGCTGATTTTGTATGCGGTATTGGTATAAATGCGGCTGCAAGTAATACTACTAATCACGTTAGTGCTATAGGTTGTAATTCAGCAAGGCAAAACATTGGTCAATTTGTTAACGCATTCGGTCCTGACGCTGCTTCTTTCAATCAACTCGATAGTGTAAATGCATTAGGAAATGCTGCGGCTGCAAATAATTCAGGTAGTAATGTAAATGCATTAGGAAATAATGCTGCTAATAGCAATTATGAAGGTCACAATATTAATGCTTTAGGAAATTTTGCAGTGTATTCAAATCTAGTTGGAGTATCAAATGTAAATGGATTCGGAGACAACACAGTTTCTGGTATAGGTCTTACAAGTACATCAACTGATCCATTTGCTCAAAATGAACATTTCAATGCTATAGGTCATAAGGCTATTAGTGGTATAAATGCATTTGATGCAAGACATTTAACAGCTATTGGTGGTTTTTCTCTTAATGGTGTTGCTAATACTGATGCATCAGGTGAGATATTAAATATAAACGCATTAGGGTTTGGATCTGTTAATAATGTCACTGCCAGTGGTTTGCTCCTACAAAATATCAATGCTATGGGTCAATATAGTGCAAGCGATAATCAACCACAATCAAATTTATGCAATATAAATGCATTTGGGTCTAATGCATGTATAAAAAATACAAATATGTCCAATACATGCAATATTAACGCATTAGGAGAGTTTGCTTGTTCATCTCATACTGATGTCGGTGAATTTTGGGATATCAATGGTATAGGTTATAATGCAGCTTCTCTAAATTCAACAAATGGCAATCTTGCACCTATTACAAATCTGACTGGTATAGGATGCAATGCATTAACATCAAATAGGGCATCAGATAAATTTGGAAATGTAAATGCACTCGGAAACTCGGCTGTACATTGCAATGATTTTGGACAAGCAGTAATTAATGTAAATGCACTTGGAAATGCTGCTGTATCGAATATTAATGTTGGGGGTCAATTTGTTAATGTTAATGCTCTAGGATTTACTTCAGTTAATGATTATTCCGATCTGCAAGCAGTAGTAAATGTAAATGGTATGGGAGAGTATGCAGCCTCTGCTAATGATGCCGATAAAGAGGTTCATAATATAAATGGTATAGGTTATCGTGCAGCTTCTTTAAATTTTGTAAAAGCTACTTTTATGAGTAATTTAACAGGAGTGGGATGTAATGCATTGTACTCAAATACAGCAGATACAACACTTGGAAATATAAATGCATTTGGTGAAGATTCTGCTTCATACTATGTATGCTCAATAATGACAGATATCAATGCATTGGGTATGAGTTCTGCTCGTCATACAGGTAAGTTTGCTAGTAATTTAAATGCAATGGGTAACACTGCATTATCTTATAATAAAACAGATGCAGTTTATGATATTAATGCATTTGGATTGAGTGCTGTGAGTTTTAATTATGTAGAGAGCATTATATCGAATGTCAATTCGATGGGATTGAATTCGTTTACTGAAAATAGTATACCTGTAGATGCGTGTAATATTAATTCATTTGGTGAACGTGCTTTTAGTTGTAATATTATTGGTGGTGGCGATGTCGTAACAGGTATTAATGCATTCGGATCTAATTCAGTCTTTTCAAACACGACAAATCGATGGGTAAAAAATATAAATGCTTTTGGTACAAATACTGTTGCAAGTAATTTTATTGATATTGAATGGTTAGATAATATCAATGCGTTTGGCTCTAATGCAGCATCTGAATTATATGGAACAGCAGGAGTTTTTGGAGACAAGGTTGAAGATATAAATGCTTTTGGAATTAATTCATTTTTTAGAAGTTCTATATATAATGCAAATGCATTTGGGTCTAATGCTGGAAGTAACAATGTAGGTGTCTATCTAAATTATTTTGGAAATGCATGTGGTATAGACAGCAGCTTAGGTGGTGGTCCAATCAGCAATGTTAACGCTATGGGCTTATTAGCGGCTGCAAGTAATGCTGGCAGCGATATTAACGCTTTTGGTCAAAATTGTGCACAATTCAATATAGGAACTAACGTGAATGCTTTTGGTTGTAATGCAGCAATCAGTAATGGTGCTAATAATGTGAATGCAATGGGATTTGCTGCAGGTATTGATATGCCGGGTGGAGTTAATCATATTAATGCTTTTGGTGATACGGCAGCTGCATCTAATATAGGAAATCATGTAAATGCTTTTGGTAATCAGGCGGCATACGAAAACAGTGGTACTAATGTGAATGCTATGGGAAAGGAAGCAGCTGTCTTAAATACTCGTAATAATGTGAATGCTTTTGGAGAACAAGCGGCATACAATAATAGTGCAGAACATGTGAATGCTATGGGACAATATGCTGCTGGTAAAATGCCACCCGGACCTCGACATATAAACGCTTTTGGACTTAGTGCTGCTGCATTAAATAGAGGTAGATTTGTCAACGCATTAGGGGTTGAAGCAGCATACAGTAATGTTGCTAGTCATGTGAATGCTATGGGATATCAAGCTGCTTGGTGTAATATTGGTTTTGGACAGATTAATGCTTTTGGAGAACAAGCCGCATATACTAATAGTGGCTCTAATGTGAATGCTATGGGAAAGGAAGCTGCATATCGAAATATTTCTAATAATGTGAATGCTTTTGGATTTCAAGCGGCATATGATAATAGTGCTAATAATGTGGATGCTATGGGACTTCAAGCTGCCTTCTCAAATACTGGTGATCATGTACTTGCGCTAGGAGACCAAGCAGGTTATGGTAATCAAGCACTAAATTGCACATTCATTGGAAAAAATCCGAATACTTCTATACCAAATACCTCTGCAAACAAGTTTACAGTATATGGTAATGACCTAACTCGACCTATCTTATATGGTGACAGGACCTTTACTAACGTTTCGTTAGGTGTGAATACTCAAAATCTTCTTGGTACATTCAATGTAGATGGTTCTGTATTCTTTGCCAACTTACCTACTTCTTCCTCAGGTGTGGCTGGATCCGGTTATGTTTGGAGAGATACAAGTGTTTCCCCTAACGCATTGGTCATCGATTAAATTCTTCTTATAAATTTGAAGTATTAATCTAATGAATATATCCGACAACAGAACTGTCGCTGATTTTCAAAACTTTACATTCTCTGGTCACTCCAGAAAACTCGCTGCTAAATCCCTTCTTGAAAGCATTCAGTTGGGTCATGCAGATTACGCATGTTACTGGTCCCTTGAACTCATGTGTTCAGGTCTTGTAAACACTCTTTGGAACACTCTTTTTGAAGGTGCATCCCTCTCTGTTCACAGAGCATGTCCAAACATTTTTACATATCTGATCGCTCAATACGAATCATTCCGAAGAATACAAGATGGCTTCAGTGTAACTTTTATGACCGAGATCCGGAATAGACCTGATGCTCGTAATATTGTATGTGAAGCCGCATGTGCTGTATCTATGTGCAGGAAACAGAAGCCTATGACTCTTGCACGTATCAAGGAAGAACACGATTTTGAACCCACAACGGTTCGTGAAAATCTGAGAGCAACATCTCAACATTTTGGCAATGGTATTCTTAAATCTGAGGACCCTTTTGAACTAGCTATTCCTGTGAATGAACTATGTTTTTCTATTCAGAATAGAGATACTATTCGTTCTCTCTATTGGATGTCTTGGATCTTCGCTTTTGCAAGAATGAAGAAGAAACAGTCCAAACAGGCTCTTGCCATTTCTCCAAGAAACCATGCACTTATCCCAGATAAGTATTCAAAACATATGGTATGGCTCTTCTGGGATGTTATTCATAAATTCAGCGGACATTCAGGATACCTTGCGCCATATATCGATTCTATTGAAAAGATGTACTGTCTGAACTGGGAACCTTCTGTTGCAAAGTCTCGCCAGACATTCTTGATTACAGCTATCGTATTTTTGACAGAAAGTCAGGCGTTAGATGTGAGAGAACCTGCAAAGAAAAGCGAGATTGAAATATCAAAAGTTATGGAAAGCATACCACGTTGGTTAGAAGCCATCCAACAGACCAGAAATACTTTCTCTTCAAGATAATAAAATGTCTTCTAAAATCCAGATCGCCGCGTTCTCCGCTCTTCTCTTCTACGTGATTGCTAACCCCATCACCTATTCTATCGTTGATTCTATCCTGAGCAACATCGGTCTCAAGGTTGCCATCAACGGCAAGCCTACCGGTTCTGGACTCGTCTTACACGCTCTTGTGTTCGGCGCTGTATCTTACCTGTTAATGTGTCTTTAAAAACGGAACGGACCTCATCTATTAAATATAAAGAGTAGATGACTTCCCCATTAAGGTATCCTGGTGGAAAAACGCGCGCATGCAAACTCCTGTGGACGTTTATACCCCCTTCAACAAAAACAATTGTATCTCCTTTCTTTGGAGGTGGAAGCTTTGAACTGTTCTGTGCAAACAAAGGCATAGATGTATACGGAAATGATGCATTTGAACCCTTGTCTGTTTTCTGGAACACTCTCAAAAATGATACAGAAGAACTTGTAGAAGCAACAGAACTCATTCGACCTATTTCAAAAGCAGAGTTTTATCGCATTCGGCAATCTATTCTTACGTTGGATGATCCTATTCTTGTTGCAGCTTACTATTTTGCGATAAACAGATCATCATTCAGCGGTTCTACATTCTGCGGAGGATATGCTCCACAAGCGGCTGAAGGTCGTTTTACAGAATCGTCTATCGAACGGTTGAGAACGACAAAGATGACAAATATTAAAAGCGTAGAAAACTATGACTTTGAAGAGTTTATTGAAATGCATCCTCCTTCTGATGGAAAATTACTATTCTTAGATCCTCCCTATTACATTTCAAATTATCTGTATGGAAGAGATGGAGATCATCATGATTCATTCAGACACGAAACACTCGCAAATATACTAAAAAGTAGAAAGGATTGGATACTCTGTTATAACGACTGCGAGTACATTCGAAATTTATATAAAGATTGTCGCATTGAAAAAGTGGAATGGGCGTATGGAATGAATAAATCGAAAGAGTCTAATGAGATCGTAATACGTCCGGTAATTTAGAAATATCATCCAATGAGAACGGAGATTTTTCAGGAGGCTTTGAAACCCAGAAGGAAGCCATAACAGACGTTGGGATATCCTTGCCTGTTATTGCGCATTTTTTGCCATGTCTTTTGCAGCGTATTCTGAGAAATGTTGGGCATCTAAAATATGGAACACCAAAGTTACATACATCTTCTCCAGTATGGTACAGACCAAGTCCGTTGATTTGAATATACGAGTTTCCTTTTTCGAGATAATATTTTGAAATAACATCAGAAGGTGCATGGTACTGTTCATCGGCAAAATCAGAGCTTTCTTCATCCCATTCAGGGAATGTCATATGTTTTTTGAGAAGGAATGAAGGGATTTTTCCTTCGAATAGATCGGTGTGTGCAATACAGTCTTGAAAGAGAGGATGAGAGATGGAAAGAACACCATCTATTATTTCTGCTCTTCTTTGACCAAATTCTGCTTTTATTGTTTGTTTTGCTTCGATGTCTACGAATGTATCTTTCCAAGGAAGTCTGAGATCATTTATGTTCTTGTTTGAGCCTGCAGTAGAAGTGATGCGGAGTAGTTCTGCGATGGCTGTTTCATAGCGTTTACCAGAGAGTGACGAATTCATTGTAAGACATCCGGTTCTATCGTAAAAACGAATCCATTTTTATTATAGAATCAGATCATACCATACAATGAGGATTCTACTCTTCGATACGGAGACTACAGGTCTTCCACATAAACCTCAATTTCCTGCAAAGATGTGTAAAAACAATTGGGCAGATATTGTATCGATTGCATGGATATTGGCAGATGAAAATGGGAATGCTCTTGAAACAGAGTATCATATTATAAGACCTGACGGTTGGAGTATTCCACCAGATTCAGTAGAAATACACAAGATTACAGAAGAGCATGCGTATGCGTGTGGAGAGTCTCTGGGGTCTGTTGTTATTAAGTTTATAGAGTGTGTAAGAAGATCAGATGTTGTAGTGGCGCATAATATTAATTTTGATAAGAATGTGATCAATAATGCTTTAAGATGGCGTATGAATTTGCCTTATCTATTGGAAGATGTTGCAAAGCGTTTATTCTGTACCATGAGAGAATCAAGAGAGATTATAGGATTGCCAGGAAAAACAAAAGGATCGTATAAAATGGCTAAGCTATCTGAAATGTATAGTCGTTTGTTTGATAAAGAGCCATCAGAGGTTTTGCACAATGCGTTGGGCGATACACAGATTATGAAAGACTGTTTCTTTCGTATTTGGGGAAACCCATTAGATTTACCGGAAGAACGTGTGATCAATACAAATGAAGAGACAGCTAATGCTTCAATCTCTGCAGCAGTATAAACAGGTTTTGCCTATGCCTTTGAAACAGTATGAAACGACATTGATTTGGAGTGGAAGTAGATGTTTCAATCCTGTTGAAAAAACAGGGAGGCGTATTTTTACCAATCTACAAATGGAAGAGATCGAATATCCGTTCCATTTGTCGAGTGTAGATAATATTGAAAAAGTGGAATACAAGCTGTATTCTGTGGAGCCTTTAATGTGGAGTGAGAATGATGATCTTTTTATTGAGATGCAGGAAAGAGCGAAGGTAGAAAGTACAAAGCCGCCTCGCAAACGACTGGCAACATCGACTTCGTCCAAGCCACAGCTGCCTCCCGTTGAGAAGGATCCAGCTGAGAACTATCGATCTCTGCTAGCAAAGTTTGTAAAACCGTCTCAGTAAGGTTTTGGTTTCTATTTTTTGAATAAGATTCACAGAGGATGTCAAGCGCACGGTAACACAATTGCATTTCTATCAGTTTGTGTTTAAAATGAACTCCCCAATTTGTTTTGGTAGAACAACATGGATCTCCTAGAACTCTTCTACGTTGCTCTTGGTACTATTGGTATCATGATTGTGCTTCATCTCGGAACCTTCGGTATTTCAAGGATGATGAAACCGACTCCTCCTAAGATTGTATATGTACAGGCACCTCAGATGCAGCAGCAGGCACCGCAAGTACAGGCTCCACCTCCTCAACAGCCTTTAAGCCAAGCTCCTCCATCAATACAACTACCTACCTATGACGTTGCCCCTCAAAGACCTGCTGAACAGGCTGCACCCGCAGTTCCATCCCTCCCTCCGCCTATCGAAACTAGGAACACTACCAAACAGGGAGGCGGTGACATGGGCATGCCAAGGTAAAGGTACTCCTGGATGGCTGTATTTGACACGTAATCCTACACCCATGGCTTATTTCATCAATAGATCGTCTGAAATAATGCCTGTTCGTATCGTGTGGGATGAGAGATGCTTTGAGGAAACTATTTTTCGCGTTGAAAAAACACCCACACATCTGTATCTAGCGGATGTATGGATGTTCAACAGTAAACCTATTTTTGATTACACTACATTTGAAGAAAGACAGGCAAGATTGCAGACTCTTTATTCAACTTTTTACACACCTTGTCCTGTGTTTGAGTCTTTCTGTATTCAAATGAGGAGCGATCTAACAGACGTTCGTGGAAAGGAATACTATACAAATGAGAGAGGAGCAAGAGGTATTTTTGTAGAAGATAAACTCTCAGAAGATGAGGTTGAACATACTATTGTAAAAACAGACATTCCCGATGTATATAGAATTCCCACAAATGGAGAGTATTTGAGCGTTAAAACATTAGTGCTTTCAAAATATCTGAGATCGCTCGGGACATCGTTTCGTCTGAGGTGTCTGAACAACATGGATGGAACGTGGACTCCTCTTCTTTCTTCTAAGCCTCTAACAAATGAAGCTTCGTCGTAAAACTCGTAAAGGTGGCGGTTATGGATTCGGAGGTTCTATCCTCGCGGATGCAGGAGGTTCTAATGCCGGAAACGCCCAGTGGAATTCGGATACATCTCAGGACTGCACGGTCGATTCTAACCGTGGCGGAAATGGTGCATTTGCTGGAGGAAAGAGAAGAAAGACTCGCAGGGGAGGTGCTGTCTCCAATGAGTCTTTAATGGGTCGTGGCGGTAATAATACCACCGGTGGAAGAAGAAGGCGTAAGACTCGCAAGGGTGGAAGCATCACTGCTGAACTCAATAACAGAGGAGGTAACGGTGGAGGTAGACGTAGACGCACTCGTAAACGTGGAGGTGCTTATGTCGATTTAGCTGTTCAGGCTCCTCGTACTGGATTCTCTTTCAACGGTCAGGGTGTTGCCGGAACAGCTGATACCATTCGCTACTAATTTTATAAGTAACACACAATGAAGGACGAAGTAATCGCAAGTGCTCTTCTTTTGGGAGGCATACTCTATCTTATGAACAGAAACCTTACATATTTGAGCATGTGGCTCCTTGTAATCTCAGTAGTACTGGCATATGGTACTCGTATGAAGTTTTCTTTTTCAGTGGCTATTGCTATGATGGCAGTACTCGCTGTCATCATGATTAGCGGACAGAGACTACGCGAACGTTTTGAAGATAAGAATGAGGAAGAAAAGAGAGAGGTTCTCGATAAGAATGATGATGATGCTCCTGAACCCCATATGGACATGGGTCAGACATTGCTGAGCGCATACAAGAAGCTTGATTCTTCTCAGGTTTCTCAGATGCAGAACGATACCAAAGAGCTCATGGAGACTCAGCAACAGTTAATCCAGACTCTTTCTTCTTTGGGTCCTCAGGTTCAGCAGGGTGCAGAGCTGATCAAGACCTTCCAAGGTATGTTTGGTGGAAATCTTGCGGATGTTTTAAAGCAGTGAGTTTAAAGCAGCATATCTGAAAAGCTGATGCGATGGATCTGAAGATTTTATAATATAATTTATTTTTGATCTCGAATGCTTTATGCGTTCACACAAAAAGAGTGTGCCAAGATGATAGTACTCTATCACGTTGATCCACCCCTTGAACATTGCAATCAGTACTTGAATTGTATTGAAACCGTACATAGCCATTTTTAGATTCGTCGGAGTATCAACAAACCCAAAATAGGTCAAAAGAGACGGCGCTGCAAAAAGGCAAATCCAGAATAGAATATGACCTAGAGGCTGAATGATTAGTTCTGCCCAAATCTGTAATCTTGAAAGAAAGTTGGGTGTGTTCCACTTTTTTTCAAGTTCAATGTATCTCCAGACTTTATCGTACATTTAATTGATTACAATACCTTCAGAAGGAAAGTCGACATCTTCAAACGTTTTAGGATGCAAGTATGTCCACTTCCCTTGACCGAACCTTAAGTTCAAAAGATTGAGGGTGATTGTGTTTCCACGACAAATGTATTCATGCAAAGTATCTGTGAAATCTTCACCATCGCATGTAATCATAAGCCAAGGAGGTTGAACAGGATCAAACAGTTCTGTTTCATCGAGACAGACACTATACTTTTCCCTGTAATGAATAGCGACCTTTTCATCAACCTGTCCTGAAGGCTTTGTGCGTGTTACACATTGAAATGCTATGGCAGCATTCTTTTCAAATCTTGGTTTGTTAACACGTTCGAACATACCATCGCTGTAAAGCATGTGCCAAATTGTTTTATATTCTGTTGTTTTTGGTCTTCTTCTGCAACACTTTCTGATCCTGATCCAGCATTTAAAAATGCCACGAACAATATGTTCCATTGTTTGGAGTATCAAGATTCATTTAAGCCTTAGTAACTTTCTTCATAACCTGTCTGTCAAGATCGATACCCATGGCAACAGCAGTCGCAAGAGAAGTGATCACGAAAGGCATTGCGACCAAGACCCAAGAGATTATACCAAGGTTGAGTCTGCAGAGGAAATCGATGAACCAGATTCCAAAGAGACCACCGACAGTTTTAAAAGCAGCAGTGATAAAAGCCTGATCTGCTAGATCAAGACCAAGGTTGATAGCCATAAAGAAGGCATATAGATACGCGGGTGCACACAAGTTGTCCAAGAAACGCATTTTAACGGTTTATACAAAGTTAATATAAAAATGAGTGACGAATCGAAAGTAATGATGATGCTAGGATGCACCGAAGAGGAAGCTCGTACCTATCTTGATAAGGCGGAAGGCGATGTTCTAAAGGCTATTGAAGATAACCTGAATATTCCAGTAGTTTCAGGAGAAAAGTACATACCCGCTCCTCGTGTTATCGATGATGGTCTTGATGCTGAGGTACGTGAAAAGTTGAATGAGGCACGTAGATTGTCTGATCTTTTCAATGCTTCATTCCGAAACGACCTCCTGGTATCCCCAGCAAAGACATCCTCGGCTGCTGAGTCTGTGGACGTTGCTGTACCTGCTGTTGAGGCTGTGGACGTTGCTGTACCTGCTGCACCTGTTGCATCTGTTGCATCTGTGGACGCTGCCTAGGCATTCTAACACCCATGCCCATAAAGCTATTTATACCCATATTTTTAGGCTGTGTGAGTATTTCAGTACCCTTTGACTTATTTGGTGAAGGATATTTGGTAGAGTATTCAAACAGTTTATTTTCAATCCTTTGTACTTCTGAAAAAATATCCATCTCGTGTGTACATTTAAACGCACGATCTGAATATTCCTCGTACACCTCTGGATCATCTAATTTTTGAATAGCCTCAATCCATTCATCGATATTCATTCTATCACATGCAATCCCATTATCTTGAATCCAATCCCTCATACCTTCAGTAGAACCACTTTTATATCCATTCAATCCTTCTGTAGGTTTGGTATATAGTACTGGAATACCATTGTACATCGCTTCGAATGCTACTCTTCCCCAACTTTCATACATAGAAGGTACAAGCAAGATTTGAGTCTTTGCAAGTACTGTTCGGATATCATCTTGGAGATCCATCCATTCGATATTTTTGATATCGGTAGGCACTTGAATAATATTGTAATAAGGTTTCACTCCCAAAAATTTACGATCAGGGAAACGTTTAGCAAGATCGATCAAAACACCAACACCCTTCAATAGATTTGCATTTATAAGAGTTATACATTCTCCTGTAGAAGTATTAGGACGATTAAATAACGTTATATCCTGTTCTAAAAACATAGGTCTTACCTGACCTGTTTCAACAAAACATGGGTTGATCTTACACATGCTTTTAACTTTCTTCTCTATATGAGGTGATACGAAATACAGGAATTCTGCCCAATTACCACTTCTAGGGCAGTTTTCGATATACAATGTGTCTTCGCCATAGTGCATAGTCACCATTATAGGTTTTTCATACTGTTCGTTCAGTTTTCTTACAAACGGAAGAAAAGGGAAATGAGGACAGCACAGAATATCAGCACCCGCAATAACCTTACCTGCATTTTCATAAAAAGAAAAATTTAAACCTTTGTAGACACCTTGTCTAGGGAATTTCTTACCTACTGAGACCCAGTGAACTGAATGACCGCGAGCCTGCAATGCTCTTGAAAGGATAATATCGTGAAAGAATGCACCACAGGGATCTGGCATCATTTGAGCAAAGAAGACTACCTTCATTTATTCTATTAGTTAACTGCTTTCTGACGAATAAGACGCGTGGGATCACCGCCGCGAGTCCAGTCGCTGTGCACCCAGTTGTTCACATTCTTAATCTCATCACGCACAGCTGGTATTAAAGGATCAAATTGATTTGAAAAGAACTTATCTGAAACAGTAGAACACTCCTTTCTTGATCTCACAGGCATACTCTGGATCAACTTGCTTTCAGTGTCTTTGTCCTCAGTCGGTGCTCCATTCGCCATAAACGGTGTGGATGCCCAAGGTCTGGCAAAGGTCTGCTGAGGTCCTTTCACACGCTGAGTGTTCGGATCACCCAGTATAATACGAGAATACAGATCTGCATCGCATCCTCCTGCAGCAGTGTTTCCATAGTTTCCAGTAAAATTCATAGTAACATACTGAGATGCAAAATCACCAGTAGCCATAGGATCCTGACACGGTGTTGGGGCAGGTCTCGCAGTAGAAAGGTAATATCCCTGCTGAGCAGCGTTATCCATTGCATCATACTTCATCTGTTGAACATCCGCTTTCGGTCTTGTGGGAGCATAAAACCAAGAAATAGGATTTGAGGTCTGAGGCTCACTATCTGTCATTATTATGAACACTCTAAAAAGTATAAAACGGATATACTACCAACAGACTAGAATATATAACAGGACAAGATGGTGCTTTCACTTCAACCTTGTGATTGGATTGAACACGATCAGGACGGCAAATACGTCGTCGACGTCTATGGCAGAACAGAGGAAACTTCAGGTATGGTTCGGATCGAAGGATTCAAACCTTATTTCTATGTTCTTCCTGGAATAAAGACCATCGCTGAGTTCAAAACTAAACTCACTTCTGAAAAGATTACCAAGGTCATCGTCACAGAACACACCAAATACGATGCATTTGCAGGATTCAACAATTTTCAGTCCACAAAGGTCTGGAAAGTTGAAATCGAAAGTCTTCGCGATTGGCGTTCAGCCATCAAGATTGCAAAGGATATATTTCCTCGCTTGTACGAATCCAATATCCCTCCTTTCTTAAGACTCTTCCATGAGCGTGAGATTGGTCCCGCTAGTCCCATCACCTTTCAACCTTCCAGAAAGATTGAAGGAGGATGGTGCACATCTATCAAAGATGTCACAGGCGATCCTACCAAAAACATCGCTCTAAAGGTGGCTGCATACGATATTGAGTGCACTTCTAGAACAGGTCAATTCCCCATGGCTATCAAGAACTGGCATTCCATCGTTGAACACTTTGCCGAAGATCTGACAAAGGACGAGGAATCGACTCTCACAGATATTCTGATCAAAAGACTTCTGATGGAAGGCATGGTTATTCCTCCTTCTTGGCGCGAAAAAGCTCTGATTCCGTTTCTCTCAAAGCCTTCTATCGAGAAGATGATTGATGCAGAAAAGTACGATGATTTTGCCAGAGAACTTGGAAAGCTTGTGAACCGTGAAATTGGTGATCCTCTTATTCAGATTGGTGTCACTGTTCGTTCTAGTACAGATATGCTCACAAATTTGAAACGTAGAGTCTTTGTTTGGGGTTCTGTTGAAGGATCATCTGAGTTTGTTTCATGCGAATCGGAGGCTGAAGTAATCGAGAAGTTTGTTGAGTTTCTTCAAGAAGAAAACATTGATATCGTCTGCGGTTACAACACCTTTGGTTTTGATGACAAATACGTTCATGATCGTGCACAAGTCAATGGCATGGGTAAACTTCAGTTTGGTAGAACTTCTACATGGGGCGATCTTCTCGAACACAAGGTCTTTGAACTGGCTTCAGGAAAGTACAATGTGAACTATCTCAAGATGCCCGGCAGACTTGCAATCGATCTTCTGTTGAATATGCGCAGAGAACACAATCTCGACAGCTATACTCTCGATAATGTTGCTTCGACATTCTTGAGAGATAAAGTGGTGCGCCTTGAAGGTTCTACTATCCATACCAAAACAACTCGAGGATTATCTGTTGGTAACTTTGTCCGCTTTGATGTTGTCGGAAACACAATCAACACATATCGTGAGGGTCAGAAGTTCTTGGTGAAAAGCATCAGCCCCAAATCGTTTGTCATCGATTCTACTGATCTCTTTGAAGACTTGTCTGAAGATGATCGTTCCCATCTCGAGTGGTCTTTTACGAAGGATGATATTCATCCTCAGGATATCTTTAGAATGCACGATGGATCTGCAGAAGATCGTGGTACTATTGCGAAATACTGTATTCAGGATTGCGACCTTGTATTGACTCTCATGGCAAAACTTGATACTCTTGTGAACGCTCGTGGTATGGCTGACGTATGTTTTGTACCCTTTCAGTATCTCTTCTTGCGTGGACAGGGTATCAAAATCTTCAGTCGTGTAGCATATGAGGCGTCGAAAAGAAACCAAATCATCATGACTCAGGAAAACTATGCAGGAAGTACAGCCTATGAAGGTGCTATTGTGATCTCTCCTAAGATCGGAATGTATCTTGACACTCCTGTGGCTGTTTTGGATTTTAACTCTCTGTATCCTTCTTCTATGATTGGCGAGAATCTGTCTCCCGATACACTCATCTGTATGAAGACGTACAATGCTGACGGAAAGCTAACAGACATCGAAGGTATAAAAGATGTTAAAGGTCTGGATTACAATGAGGTTTCCTATGATATCAAAGATGGGGATGAGGTCACGGGAAAGTGTGTATGTCTCTATGTGAAACCTACAGAAGATAATGAGCTTTCTACAGGATTGATTCCTCGTTCTTTGGAAGTCATGTTGAAAAAGAGAAAAGAAGCTCGTAAAAAGATGGAAGATCCATCAGTAGATGATGCTCAGAAATCTGTGTACAACGGTCTTCAACTTGCGTACAAGGTTGTAGCGAACTCTATTTATGGTCAACTGGGTTCTAAAACATCGCCTATCCGAAAGATCTGTGTTGCAGCATGTACTACGGCTGTTGGTCGTCGTCAACTTCTGTTTGCCAAGTCTACTGTTGAAGAAGAATACGGAGGTACTGTGATTTATGGAGACACGGACTCTATATTTATTACCTATTCAGGTAAGGATCTTGTAGAATCTATAAAACTTGCACAGGAGTCTGCTGAGTTGATTACTTCAAGATGTAGACATAAAGCGTTTGTGATCGGTTACGAGAAGACCTTTTATCCCTTCATTCTGTTCTGTAGAAAGAGATACGTGGGCATGAAGTACGAAGAAGATCCTACCAAATGTTATCGCGCATCAATGGGTATCGTTCTCAAACGTCGAGACAATGCTCCTATTGTGAAGGATGTGTTCGGGGGCGCTCTTGACATTCTGCTGAAAGAGAAGAATGTAAAGGTTGCTGCAGATTATGTGAAACAGATGCTTCTCAAGGTTGTGAAGTGTGAGTTCCCTCTGGAAAAGTTTGCAATCACAAAACAGTTGAGAGACGATTACAAAGATCCTACTCGAATTGCTCATCGTGTTCTGGCAGATCGTATGACTTCCCGTGATCCTGGAAATGCACCGAATGTAGGAGATCGTCTAAAGTTTGTATACATTCAGACAGTGGACAAGAAGTTGCAAGGAGATAAGATTGAGCACATCGATTATGTGAAAGAGAAGAAGCTAGCGATTGATACTGTTCATTATGTGACGAATCAGATTCAGAACCCTGTCGCTCAGCTGTTTGCGCTTTGTATTGATGAGATGGAAGGGTATAAAGAGCCTAGACCTTCTTATGAAGAACTGTATGAACAGTATTATGACAAATTGGGAGACGAAGAAGAAGCAACATTGAAGGTTCTTGCACATAAGGAAAAGCATCTTGAAAAGCTTCTATTCTTGGATGCACCTTATCTTGGAAATGTTGTGAGGAATTCTAGGAGGGGTCCACTTGATGCGTTCTTTAAACGGTCTACACCTTCCAAGAATTAATAAGTAATGGATCAATTATTGGAAAGTCGTATCCTTTTTTTTAGAAGATTTCACTCGGATGCTGTAATACGTCAATTTTTGGCAAATGAATCACGATTTATATCCTTGCTTGAACATCGTAATAGAATGGATGTTATAGGATTAATTAATACACACGTACGGTTAGAAGTACCTCAAGAGTTTTTTGAGAATGTACCAGTATTACCTTCTACAGAACAGTTAAGGTCTTCTCTTGAACCTATTGAAACACCTGAAGGAGAATGCCCTATATGCAGAGAGACATACACGGAAACAGATGAGGTTGTAGGATTGAGGAACTGTAATCATAGTTTTCATAGAGCATGCGCAAATGTGTGGTATGGTAGAAGCGTATACTGTCCTATTTGTAGAAATGACATTAGAGCAAACAGTAATAACTAATATAATGACAGAACCACTTGTTGTAGTATGTACTCCGACATATAATCGAGGGTTTACAGTAGATTTTTCTTCAATGGTTATGAGGAAACAGATCTACAAGAATATACATTGGATTGTGATTGATAACTCTTCGGATGAGGAACAGAGCTGGGCTAAAATAAAGGAAAAGACGGATATTCCAGCCTTGACATATATTCGAATCCTTGACAAAAAGCCTATCGGAGAACTGAGAAATATATGTTTAAAAGAAGCGAATAAACTGAATCCCAAGTATATTGCATTCTGGGATGACGATGACTTCTATCCTCCTCAACGCATTCAGAAATCTGTTGAAGCATTAGAAAGGGAGTCTCAATACGATATTGTAGGATGCGACATCATGCCTGTTTTTGTAGTAAAAGACAATGTCATGGTAGAGGTCGGTCCTTACGGAGCTAATCATTCAACGGCATCTGTTTGGGTTTTCAGAAGTTCTATAACAGAAAAACGTAAGTTTAATGATAGCGATGTTAAAGCAGAAGAAGGCAATTTTACAAGGGATTGGACTCTTTCTATGAAAATGATAGATCATAAGGATGCTATTTTGGTGATTGGTCACAGTCGTAACACAGTCAGCAAAGAGATGATTTCTGAAAATCCTAGAAAGTTCGCAGGAAAATTTACAGAGACAGCGAATGGTAAAAATATTATTAGGTTCCAATGGTTTCAAGACCGCGAGCTATGGGACTGTTTTTGTAAAACATTTGCTCTTGGCGCAATAAATCAATAATACAATCGCCTGTCATTGTAACCACAGAAGGTTTGTCTGAAATGCCGTATTGGGCTCTGTACAATATTCTACGAACATCATGTTGACACTCTTTTACAAGTAACTGAAAATCTGTGAAATCCATGTTCAAAAATTTGTTCAAAGCTTCATACAATGTTTTTGCATTCAAAGGCATACAACGGTGAATGATAACATTTTCCGTTGCACGTTTAAAAATTACAGGAATCTCATTTGCTGTAAAGAGAATAGGTACTTTTCTTTCAGGATCTTTAACCCATTCTAAAATCTTTCTTTGAGCATGAGGATCAGAACCGTCCACTTCATCTAAAATAACACATGTCTTTCTAGGTTTATCGTATTTGAAGAAGGATGTGAATGACATTGGGGATCTGCAAGAGTCTCTCAATTTTGAAACATCTTCATGCGATCTTAAAGACCTCGAAGCATTGATCTCAAGAGGTTCATATTCGCAATGTCTTGCTGCTGCCAATACTAATGTTGTTTTCCCTATTCCAGGAGTACCTGAAATTAAAACACTTTGAGAAGCTGGATTTTTCTGAAGATATGAACATAAAATATCTTTGGCTTCTGTGTGACCTATGATCTCCGTAAGTGTTGAAGGTCTGTGTGATTCAGAATACATATTATACACTTATGCTTAGAAACCACAAAGCCCTTTCCAAGATGTACCGCAAGATTGTGCAATATCGCATTTTTCTTTTGCAGAATACTGATCTGGGTTAAACCCTTTGCATTTTGTAGAATAAGTGGGTTTGCACTCCTTTGCATCGGTATCAAAAAACCAGCGTGTTGGACAATCTGAAATAACAGATTCAGGTGGGATCACAACAATAGGATCAAGCTTGAAGTAAATATACGTGATCAAAGCAAAAACACTGATCGTCGCAAAAATAACAACCATATCGCGGTGCCAAGGTTTTCGTAGAATGGTCTCCATAGTTCTCTCTACTATACTTAAGAGAGTAATGTCTGTCCCTGCAGCCCGACATGTGTGCAATACATACTACACAGATACACTCAACCCCATTGTTCAACATCACATAGACTCCTATGATGATCTTCTTTCAAGACAACTTCCTCTTTTCTTAAAGGCATCGAATCCTATCAAACTCTTGCTTCCTTCTGAAAAGAGGAGCATCGAAATCTATATCGGTGGACGCGACGGTACTCATATTGGCTACAGCCCTCCTCTCGATGAACTCGAGAATGCCGTGATGCCTAACACATGCAGAGTTGAAAACAAAACATATGCCCTCGACATGCGTGCCGATATTGAAGTGGTCTACACCTTCGAAACAGGCGAACCTGAGGTTGTTAATTTTGAAAAGATATTGATTGCTCAATTTCCTCTCATGTTAAGATCTAAATTCTGCCATCTTTCTGGTTTGACTCCTGAACAGATCTATGCTCAGGGAGAATGCTACCATGAACTTGGAGGATATTTCATCATCGATGGAGGTGAACGTGTTCTTCTCTCTCAGGAGCGTCTCGGAAACAATCTCTATTATGCTGGAAATAAGGCTTACAAAGCTGTTAAAATAGAAGATGAAGAACTCTTTGGAGGTGAGACTACAGAACGCGGAGAAGAGCGTTCATTCTTCGGTGCAATCAGAAGCGTATCCGAAGATGGTACACGTGGTCCTTCTTCGCATTATCTTGAGATTCCTCCCAAACCTAAACAGCCTATGTTCAATGATTTTGAAGAACTGAATGAACTTGGATACAACCTTGAGACTGTAAGGCTTGGAAAGTCTGGACGTATCCCTGTCATTACTCTTCCAGGATTCAAAGAACCTATTCCTGCCCTTTCTATCTTTAGAGCATTCGGTATCTCAAACGACAAAGATTTATACGATACTATCCTTGCAGGTGTTCCTGAAGGGGATAGAAGCGTCTATGATGATATTTTCATGCAGATTGTAATATCCCATGACAGAGCTCTTGCTGAAAGAGATACCACCGATCTTGCTTTAATCCGAAGGACAACAAAGACCCGTTCTATTGAGGAAGTGTTCTATAATTTGCAGGTTCTGGCATTCCCTCACATCGAGAATGAAGAAGGTGAGGATATTGCTTCACTCTATCGCAGAAAGGCATACTGTCTTGGATATATCATGAGATTGGCGATGGAAAATGCAGATGGTATTCGTGCTCCCACAGATCGCGATCATTTCAAGTTCAAAAGATTTGATGTATCTGGCGATCTTATCTTTCAAGAAATCAGAAAGGCGTACAAAGAGGCATCCAAAAGCATGACTCTCGCATTAGATACCAAACTCCATTACGAAGAGCGTCAGTTCACTGGTAGAAACATTATCAATCTTATTCAGCGTGAAAATATTGGATTCTACTGGAAACAGTACATATTTATGAATGAGCTCTCTAAGTCTTTCAAAGGAAAATGGGGTGGAAAGGACGGTGTATCTCAAATTTTGAGTAGGGTTTCTTTGTTAGGTACTGTCTCACAGCTCAGACGAACAAAAGCGGATATGGATGAAGGATCAAAGATCTTGGGTGCAAGAAGATTACATGGAAGTTCGTATGGATTTACATGCCCTTCAGATGTTCCCGATGGTAGAAGTGTTGGTCTTGTGAAACATTTTGCTTTATTGACCACTGTTTCTACAGCTTCTCCTCGCAAAGATGTTCTTGCATTCTTGAAATCAAGACCTGAGTTCAGATGGATTTCTACTATTCATCCTTCTAGCTGGAACCCTACTTGGACCCGTATACGATTGAACGGTGATATTCTGGGTGTTATCACCACTAATACTGTGGATGTCTACAATAGTCTTTTAGCACTTAGAAGAACATCCAAACTCAACCCTACAACATCTATTGCATGGAATAGAACTGAAAATGATATGGTATTGGCTACAGATCCCGGACGCGCAATCAGACCTCTTTATCGTCCTCGCATTACATCTGAGGCTGTTCTGTCACGCAAAAAGTGGACCGATCTCACGAATGAAGTGTTCGATCTTGTAGACTCTGAAGAATGTGATTCTTTGCGTATTTCTATCACTCCGTTTCATGCCTCACAGACATCCGAAATTCATGGTATGTTTTTGCTTTCTCCTCTTGCTGCTGTCATTCCTTTCAGCGATCACAATCCCGCTCCTCGTGTAGCATTCTCCACAGCACAGTGCAGACAGGGAGGATCAATGTATCATAGTAATTTCAATAAACGTTTTGATACCATCAGTCTTGTATTAAGTTCTGCTCAGAGACCGATCTGTGAGACTTGGGCGTATCCTCATATTCTTGGAAGAGGAGGATGTCTTCCTTACGGTGAGAATGCTATAGTCGCGATCGCAATGTACACTGGATACAATCAGGAGGACTCTATCATTCTGAACAAAGATTCGTTGAAACGTGGCATGTTTCACACAACGTACTTCCACTCTTACAATATTTTAGAAGATATGTCTGATCCTTCTGGTGGAATACATACAGAGTTTGCAAATGTAAACAAAAATCCTAAATACGGTGAAGTAAAGTTGAAGGCTGATAAAGATTATTCTAAACTTGATGAAGAAGGTATTATCAAGCTAGGATCGGAAGTGGATGAAAACACTGTGCTTGTAGGTATTGTTTCTCCTTCAGTTGATGCCACAGGATTGATTAAAAATTATAGAGATGTCTCTGAACTACCCAAAAGAGGTCAGAGAGGTATTGTGGATGGTATTCAAGTCTTCAACACAAGAGATGGTCTCAGAGGTGTAAAAATAAGGGTTGCAGAATCGAGACAGCCTATTCTTGGAGATAAGTTCAGTTCAAGAGCAGGTCAGAAGGGTACTGTAGGTATGATCATTAATGAAAGCGATATGCCTTTCAACGCAAAAGGATTAAGACCCGATCTTATTCTAAATCCTCACGCTATTCCTTCTCGTATGACAACAGGTCAGTATTTGGAGTCTATGGGATCGCGTATTGGAAATACGATTGGAGCTCTTGTAGACGGTACTCCTTTTACTGTTCAGAATCAGGTGACAGAATACAGAGAACTCTTAGAGAAAAATGGGTATGAATCGAATGGAAGCGATATCATGTACAACGGTATGACTGGTGAGATGATGGAGATGGAGATTTTTATAGGTCCTGTGTACTATTTGCGTTCAAAGCTAATGGTTGAAGATAAGATTAATTATCGCGATACTGGTGCTCGTACTCTGTTAACACATCAGCCACTGGAAGGAAGATCTGCGGGTGGCGGTCTTCGTATAGGGGAAATGGAGCGTGATGTTCTTGTTGCTCATGGTATGTCTGCATTTATGGAAGAAAGCTTCATGAAAAGAAGTGATGAACATGAAGTTCTTTATCAGCCTGAAACAGGATTACTTGATACTACACAGGAAGGTCGTATTGAAACACTTAGAATGCCTTATGCGATGTCTCTGTTCGTTAAGGAGCTCGAATCAATGCATATTCAGCCCCGAATTGGAGTCCAAGAATTGTAATAAACGAAGATGCAATATACGTCTGAACTGTTGCTTTGGCACCGTACTCGTGTGCTGCAAAGGAGACATACACAATATCCATAATACCGATGAATAATGAATATAATGCTTCGTACTCTGGATCATTTCTTACACGATTAAAAGCATTATAGGATGAAAGAGTGCTGAATATAACAACCTCATTTACAGGGAACATACCCGAGATCAATTGAAGTGCCATAATGTACATCAATTGAACTGGATAAGGAGAAGCAAGTATAGCATTGATAAATGTGATAAGCTTGAGCGTGAACATTTTCTGATGTAAAAATAGAAATTTATTTTTTCTTAATCCGTTTTACTGACAGGAAGAATACCCGAGTGCCGACAGGTACATCAATCGAACTGGATAAGGGGCAGCACGGATAATTCCAATAAAGGTGATAAGCTTAAATATAAACATCTTTTGAATTAAGCGATTCTTTTAAATAGTATGATCCATTTTAATAATGAAACGCCTTCTTCTATTCTTAATCGGATGTATTGGTGTCCGTGCTGCATTTGCTTACTATGCAAAAATAGCATCTCCTGAAACATTACGTATATTGGGATATCTTGCACTTCTACCTGCTATAGGATTTTTTGTTATTTATTTTGGAGGATTGAGGAAGTCAGGACTTGAGACAGGAGGAAATGTTATATGGTGGAATAATTTGAGACCTGTTCACGGGTTAATATATTCATTCTTTGCATTCAATGCTATTGAAAAGAATCCTTCGTCTTGGATGTTCCTTTTTGCGGATGTTGTATTAGGATTAATAAGTTTTTTGGCACATCACATAAACGCTGGAGATTTATTGACTATATAATCCTTTACGTATAAAGAACAATAGAGATATAATGTTCGTCGTTACTCGTAGTGGTAAGCGAGAGGAGGTCTCCTTTGACCGTATTCTGAATAGAATCAAATCACTTTCAGATGGTCTTGAGCATGTAAACCCTGCAGCTGTTGCTCAGAAGGTGTGTACTCAGATTGAAGACGGTATTACCACTGCTCGTTTGGATGAGTTTGCTGCTGAAACATGTGCTACTATGCAAGCTCGTAATCATCCCAACTATGGGAAACTTGCAGCTCGTATTGTGATTGATAACCATCATAAGAATACGCCTGATACCTTTATCGAATGTGTAAAGATTCTTCATGAAGAACGCGTTGTTTCGGACAAGCTGAATGCAATCAGTAAATATCCTGAAATCCAAGATATGATTGATTACACTCGAGATTTCATGTTCGATTATTTTGGATTTAAAACACTTGAGAGAGCGTATCTTCTGAAGAAGAATGGTGCTGTCATTGAGCGTCCTCAGCACATGTGGATGCGTGTTGCCATCGAGATCCATACAGGAGAAGAGTATCTTGAACATTTTGGTATTCCCCAATACACTCGCAATATTGCCAAGATTAAATCAACATATGATGCTCTTTCTCTAGGCTATTTTATCCATGCTACACCTACTCTTTTCAATGCTGGAACAGATCGTCCCCAGCTTTCTTCCTGTTTCTTGGTGAATATGAAGGAGGATTCTATTTCCGGTATTTATAATACCCTTTCTGACTGTGCTCAGATCTCCAAATGGTCTGGAGGTATTGGTATTTCTATTCATAACATCCGTGCAAAGAACTCTCGTATCAAGGGTACAAACGGTACTACATCGGGTCTTGTTCCTATGCTGAAGGTCTACAATGATACTGCTCGATATGTGAATCAGGCTGGAAAGAGGAATGGATCGTTTGCAGTGTATCTTGAACCTTGGCATGCAGATATTGAGGATTTTTTGAGACTAAAACTCAATACTGGTGCTGAAGAAGATCGTGCAAGGGATCTTTTCTATGCTCTGTGGATTCCCGATCTTTTCATGAAACGTATGGAACAGAATAAAGATTGGTCTCTATTCTGTCCCAACGAGTGTCCTGGTCTTGATGAGGCTGTAGGTGATGCTTTTGAGACTCTCTACAATAAATATGAGAGCGAAGGAAAGGCTCGTAAGACCGTTTCTTCTCAGAAGATTTGGCAGATGATCTTGGATGCTCAGATTCAGACTGGAACACCTTATCTTCTGTACAAAGATGCATGCAATCTGAAATCAAATCAACAGCATCTTGGAACCATTAAGAGCTCTAATCTTTGTGCAGAGATTGTAGAATACACTGCTCCCGATGAGACTGCTGTCTGTAATCTTGGAAGTGTTGCTCTTTCTCAGTTTGTGAAGGAAGATAGAACATACGATTACGAGTCTTTAAGGAGCTATACTTCTATCCTTGCAGAGAATCTTGATCTTGTCATCGATAGGAACTATTATCCTACAGAAGAATGTCACCGTTCTAATTTCAGAAATAGACCTATTGGTATCGGTGTGCAAGGATTGGCAGATGTATTTGCAAAGATGAAGCTGTCGTGGACTTCTGAAGAAGCTAAAAAGGTGAATAGAGAGATATTTGAAAATATGTATTTTGCTGCTATTTCTACAAGCAATAAATTGGCTCAGAGTATTGGAAAAAATATAAAACATTCGGGATCTCCTGCATCGGAAGGGAAACTTCAACATGATCTGTGGAATGATCCTCCTCGTGAAACGCCTTATCTCGATTGGGATGGTCTTTCAAAGTCAGTGAAGAAGCAAGGTCTGCGTAATTCTTTGTCCATTGCACTGATGCCTACTGCTTCTACCTCTCAGATTTTGGGAAACAATGAGTGTTTTGAACCGTTTACTTCAAACCTGTATGTGAGACACGTTCTTGCAGGAGATTTCATCATTGTGAACAAATACCTTGTAGATGATCTGATGGAGATTGGATTGTGGAATTCTGAAATGCGAACGTATATTATTGCAAATAATGGAAGTATCCAGAACGTAGAAAGTATTCCAGAGGAGATCAAAGAACGGTATAGAACAGCATGGGAGATTCCTCAGAAGACATTGATCAACATGAGTAGGGATCGTGCACCGTTTGTGTGTCAGAGTCAGTCATTGAATCTGTTTGTGAGTGATCCAACGTATGCTCGTATCTCTAGTATGCATGTGTATGCGTGGAAGCAGGGTCTCAAGACAGGATGCTATTACCTGAGAACAAAGGCAGTCGCCTCGGCTCAAAAATTTACTGTCGAGCCACCATCGTGTACCACCTGTTCTGCGTAAAAAATATGTCCCAGAAGAATAAAAGAAATGTCAGGACCTGTAAATTTATTAGATGCATATCCTTTTGGTGGCGCCGGCGTTAGCGTCAAGGTTGGTGGTCAGAAGAAACTCGGCACTGGTGGTCAGGATATGACTCCCCCCGTTGAGGTCAAGGTCGCCGGTCAGATGGAGGGTGCCCGCCGTAGACGCAGACACACCAAGAAGGGTGGTCAGGAGGGTGCTCGCAGACGCAAGCACACCAAGAAGGGTGGTCAGGAGGGTGCTCGTAGACGCAAGCACACCAAGAAGGGTGGACAGGAGGGTGCTCGCAGACACCGCTCTCGCAAGCATTAAACAGTTTTTAGTTTAATCTAGTTTATAGCGAAGCTCAAACGAGTTTCCATATAAGTTTAGAAGTTACTCGATTATAATTTGTAATGGTTTGTGTGATATCATTTGCACAAGGATGCTGGGAAGAGGATTTTATTCTAAAAGAACTTTTACCTTCAAATTTGAAAGTGTTCTATTACGATGATCCTCGAAAAGTAGAAATACCTGTAGAAGATTACGTCCTATTATTCACTGTTGGAGGAGCAAACATTCATCATCTAGAAGAACTGTGTATAAAGAAAAAACCTAACATCATTTTCATGATCTCGGATGAGAGTGGTATAAATCCAATTTTTAATGAACTTTCAAAATATACAAACCTTTTTGTAAGACAGTATCATCATTCTCATTATCCGCATTATCCAAACATAGTCTACATGCCCCTTGGATACATGAAGGGTATGTTACCATGCAAGTCTACAGATCTAAAAGTGAAACCAATAAATGAACGCCAGTTTAGCTGGTCATTTGTTGGTGAAGTACGTCAAAATAGAGAAAAAATGATTAACAAATTTAGGAGTTCTGGAATGGTTCCATATTTTCTGATGAATGGTATTTCTGCTTCTCAAATGTTTGAAGTATATTCAAATAGTATTTTTGTACCAAATGATAGAGGTCGTTCAAGTTTAGACTGTTTACGTTTATATGAAGCATCTCTGTCAGGTGCTATTCCTATTGTTGTAGGAAAGATGGAAGAGATTGGGCAAACATTTATGCAAGAAGGGTGTCCTCCTTGGATATATGCTGCATCATGGGATACGGCTATTAAAGTATGCAAAAAACTATTGAATAATCCTATTGAACTTCAAAAAAGACAAAACACTGTATTATATTGGTGGTCCAAACGTGTAGAAGATTTACGCCGTACTCTTGATGAAAAGTGCTTCTCCAATCTGAGTTAACATTTTGAAAAGATCATCGGTAAATCCGAAATGACATCCATTCGGTTCCATACCCACAGGTGCTCTTCTAGAAGAAGTAGTCTTAGGATGAACCAAACTTACAATAACCTCTTGAGGAGAAATCTCCCTACACTTGTTTTCGCGACCACGAATGAAAGTGTTGCCTTCTGCTATTCTAACATCTTCGTCAAATCCTTTCTCTTCCCAGAATGTTTTGGTATATGCCATCGTTGCCTCTGACACTCTTTCGGACTGAGTCAAATGAAGAGGAGGTACATTCACAAAAGAGATATAATTCTTGATGTCGTATGAAGGGAGTGTTGAACAGAATACAGCGCCCTTATTTCCTCTCATCAACATCGCTACCCTAAAAAGAATACTATTAGGAGGATAGATATCGTCATCATCCATGTGCACAATCACCGGAAACTTAGCCATTTTGGCACCAAGATTACGTTTGGCTGCGATACTCATTCCGGACATTGCAAGAACATGCTGAGCATAGGGAATATGTTTAATCTTATCTTCACATGTATCCTTTCCATCATCGATAACAATCCATTCAATCTTATCTTTAGGATAGCACTGAGAATCCACACATCCTGCACAGAGTTCCATAAATGCTACACGATCGCGAGTAGGTGTTACAATGGTAACGCCAGGAAGCTGATCTTCAGGGGTAGCAGTAGAATCCAATGAAAAATCAGGAACATTCAACTCTGAAATAACAGTCTTCATTCTGTCCATCCACATGTTATGGCGTTCAACATATCTGGTAGCATTCAGACTAGAAAAGGTCTTTTTTGCTTTATAGGGCATTCCAGCATAAGAGTCTAAGGCAGTTAAGATATCCGCGGGTCTGAAATTGTAAAGTTTATCAATACGGTCAGAAGCAATCTCTTTATGAGCAGGAACAACAATACCTTCATATCCAAATTCATTAAAAGCATGAATGTCCGTCATCATAAGAACACATCCAGAAGAAGCAGCCTCATTGATAGCATGTCCAAACCCTTCTCCAGAAGAAACACAGATAGCCAATCCACATTCTGCCAAAAGATCATCATACTCTTTCTGTTTAAGAGTATTGGAATAGAGTGTGACCTTCTTTGAAAGGTTTTCAGGGACTGAAATATTCATACGAGTTCCATCATACACTACATGAAGTTCAGGAAGTTTAGAAAGAGCTTCAGGTGTAAGGGCTGCATAACAGTTTACAATAATCTGAGGATGTCTGAATACATTCTTTCCTGCAAGGACAATAGCTTTACCATAGTTTTTGCGTTCAGGAATACCCTTTGCAATAGAAGACCAACCGATGTATTTAGTATTCGGATTGAATGGTTTAAAAATCTCAACAGCATGATCGGTCTTGCACCAGATTTGGTCAAGCTGGCTGAAATAAGGCACCCATGATTTGTAAGTCCATTCGGGATTGGGGATCCAAATGTTTGTACCCGCATATGTGAACAGAGAAGGGTTCAAAATCTCAAAGAAGACATTGACATCGGCTTCGGGGCACTCTGGATGGGAATGATGAACACGATTGAATGTTGTCTCAGGTGCAATATGGGTTACAATACCTTGTAAAAGATCAACATCTAGAGACAGACCTGTCTGATTTCGATTGTTAGAAATTAAGTTAACTCTCATTGGTGTGTATGTATCTTTCTTGTTCCTTTTAAATTACGCGGAGCATGTTTGCATGTCTTGGGCTTAAAGTTGAATCTTGCAAGATACTTCTTTCTTTCAGGATCACCGGCACAAGGATGGACTGCGAGAGGACGATCATTCACCCAACGTAGAGTTGTACCAGACCATCTCCAGAATATCTGAGTATCTGTAATGTCTTCGGCATTATCGATATCATGAGCATTCTCGTCTGTGAATTCTATACAAAACTCATGTAGTTCAGGAGTACCGTATCCATAATTCATATCAAAAATGTCGTGAGTGTATATACCAAAATAAGGTTCTAGTTGATTGTGTGCAGGATTCCATACCACAGCTTCAACGGGTCGAAACGTTTCCCAAGAAGGTTCCCATAATAGAAGTCCTTTTTGAGAGCGTGCATATATTCTATCTTGAAAACGCTTCATGTTGTATTGTAAATGATTTAAAAGAAGCTCTTAAATTCCGCAGACTTAGAACCAACCATATTCGCATTGATAGGTCTGCTGATAGGATCGGGATAGTCTACGATATCTTTGCGGTATTTCACATACTGTTTGATTTCAACCATGACACGATCAACAGCGAACATGACAACGCGTTTATTCAAAGCCTCGAGCTCCTGCTGAACCTTGTCGGGATCATTGGTAGAATACTGAAGATAGTAACTTCTCATCACTGTTTTCAGATCATCAGGATTCTGGGGATCTATGACATACTGATTATTACTAGCCATCCAAACACCGTATCTAATTTCATTTTGAAGTATCTGAATGTTTGCCTCGCTGAAGAAAGCCTGATTCAAAGGTGTGGCAGTATGGATGCGAATGGTAGCCTGCTGTTGAAAGGTTGAACCATAAGGAAGACGAGGATTGTTATCGTGCATATTGAATGTTTTGAAAGCCTGTGTAGATTTCACTTCAGGATCCAAAAGGTTGGGAACAAAGCCAGTGTGTTTAGGTGCATCAGGGATGGCTGTCCCGACATAAAATTTATTTAGCTCAGACATTCTTGTTTATTAGTTCGGGATGATTTTTGAAAGTTGAGCGGTATCAGCAGTAGTTGTTGTAACTTCAAAAGCGTATGTACATTGCATATTCAAATTCATCATCGGGGTAGGGTAGGAGTATGCTGGAGCCCCAAATGTATCAGACAATGAAACAGTATTGCTGTTCATGATACTTGGTTCATAATATGTGATACTATTATTTGAAGCAAGAGAGAGATATTGAAACCCGCTTAGATTTGATATTTCGAGTGTACTTACGTTGCTTAATGTTGGCATAACGTTAGCAGATAATAATGCATTCAATGTTTCGTAATATATGAGAGTATCATTGAAAGTTGTTGTTTTTACAATAGCATCAAAACTTAGAGCAACATCCAAGAGAGGTATGTTGGGTAGTCCTGTAAAGTAATATACTTTTGTAACCAATAGATTATTGTTTGCGAATGAATTCAAAAAATTACTCAAAACAGGAGTACACGATGGATCATTTTGCATACGAGTTATCATAGGTTTGTACATGGTTATCTCATCTCCAGGACGAACGTCACTTGGAGAAAATACATTGTTCGTATTTGGAGGCAACAGATTGGTATAAGGTTGTAAAATATCACGTGTAACTAAAAAGTTCAAAGTACCAATACCTGTAGCCTGTTGATTTGAAACAGGAGCTGCTGTTGCACTTGTTCCAAAAAAGATAGTAATAGCATTTAGATCATCTAAATGAGAAAAACGTTTTCCATTGTGATTTGAAAGAGTCAGATTAATATTGGATAGCTGAGAGAGAGGAGGGTCATATTTATATGCTTCATCAGACCAAGGATAATAATCCTGAAACTGAGCAAGATATGCTCCTGCAGTAGCATCAAACACAGAGCGTTGATGCTGTACGAGCGCTGCAAACGATGTTTGGACACATTGAGCTGCACCATAATACTGTCCTTGCATATTTGAAATAGACATCAAGATGTAAGGCTCTGCATGAAATGTATTCAGCAACATTGCACTGTTTGAAGCAAGACCAAATGTTTTATCTACAAAAATATCAGTATTATATGCATCAAATCTTCTGACAGGTAATGTTGCACGAGCAAGCTTCATAGATTTTACATTCGAAAGCTGCAGCTGTGCTCCAAATGTTCCAGCAGCAGATTGAGTTCCCCAGTTTGAAAATACATCCGATCCTATGATAGCACCTCTCGAATCTGCAGGATTGTACACTGGAAAATAGATAACTCTATCATTCGGATTGATAGGTGTAGGAAACTTTTTAAGAGCACCTGTAACACCATCATACACCAAACGCCATCCCCATACATTTGCAAGAAGACCATCATTCTGCCATGGTGTATTCAGTGTTACAATACCTCCTGTTGTAGGATTTATCATTTTCGGCTTATTGTTTGCGATAAAATTGACTTGAGGAAACATCATGGGTGATGCAGGATAATTGTAATCGTATGCTGCCAGCGGTACATTTGAATTATTATGATAGTATGGGATTACCTGATTTGCAGTATACGTTGAACTATTCTGTGTTGTAAATGAAAAAATATTTGAATATGCATCAGGCTGTACAGTCCAATCTCTCTGTGCAGTATCTACAATCACAATCGTTTTAGAATCTACCATATCTGGCTGATCTTGAACAGGTACAGCCAATGAATCAATATCTATTGAAGGCTGTATTGCAATCTTATTTTCAGTTGCTTCTGCGATATCCGCATACGTTTGCTGTCTACGAGCATACACACCTACATCATTACAACCAGCGTTTCGAGTCGCATATTGTGCTACTCTTGGATCTACAAAGTAATCTTCTTGCGCTTCTTGATCTGTCTCCGCTAGTAGAGACTGATAAATCAGCTGTGGATTTATTTCACTATTGTTCATTATTGTCATTCGCTAGACTTTACTAAATCAGTTTCAACATACTCAAATCCTGAATCCACATCTCATGAGGATACGTCTTTTCAATCGAATCAATCTTTGTCTTCAAAGACTTCAACTCTGCATTGTGTTTATCAATGTTCTCCTTTGTCAAACTCCTCATGGGCAACTTCAACAGATAGTCGAAACCACCATCAATCTCAATCAATCCTGCATCTTCCAGAATAGTACCACACTCCTCATCCGTCTTTCTACGAAGATCAATCTCATCATCACAGTTCAATCGGATAAACTCTACAACATTCTCGTGATAGGGAAGCTTTGAACGAAGCTCTTTCAACATATGCTCTTTCCTCTTCTTGTACAGATCAATACGCTTGTGCGCATACTCTACAAGCATCTCATTCGGTGTTGCATACTTTTTGATTCTTCCAGTACTATCGAACACATGCATGTTCGAAGTCTTGATCTTGTCCGTCAACTTCAGCGTCTTCTCCAACTGATCGACTGAGAGCGCATCAATCAGAGTAATCTCAAAGTGAACATCCGTATCTGTAGAAGTGTCCACATAATCCTTGACAATCTCCTTCTTCTCGCAGAATGCATCCAACATCTGTTTGAAATCAGCAGTCCATGTGCCAGGAGGAAGATCTGTTACAATCACAGTCTTTCCACTACACTTGTATGTAGAGGTCGCAATGTAATCACCCTTTCCAACATTCTCAATCTTACCACTGAATCCCTTGACGAACGGCTTGAGTTCAACATCTTCCAAGATACTGTCATCATCGCAATTTCCTACAAGCCAATCGTTCAACGCTTTCGCGATAACAGAAGGATTGTACGAAGGCACGAATGTAGAATAACCTGTACCAATACCGCGTGCACCATTCACCAAGATCATCGGAACAACAGGAGCATAGAAATCAGGTTCAACAGAAAGACCATCATCATCTCGATAGTTCATCAGAGGCAAATCATCCGATGGAACAAGATGCTTGATATAAGGCTGAAGATGAGTGAAGATATACCTTGGAGCAGCTGAATCACTTCCACCCTCCAAACGGGTACCAAACTGACCCTGAGGCACTAACCAAGCAATATTGTTGCTTCCCATGTAATCCTGCGCCATACCGATGATAGTCTCATTTAAGGAGGCTTCACCGTGATGGTATCCAGAATGCTCAGAAACATAACCTGCAAGTTGGGCAACCTTGATCTTTGAAACCAGATTCCTCTTCAAAGCAGCGAATAGAATCTTGCGCTGAGAAGTCTTAAGACCATCCATAACAGAAGGAATGGATCGTTCAAGATTGTAGTGAGAGAAGTGAATCAGATCCTTGTGCACAAACTCATCATAGTCGAGAGTCTTTGCAGTATTCGGAACCACAATATTCGAAGGATTGTGTGTCTGAAGCCAAGCCTTACGATCATCTGCACGAGATTTGTTGAAAGCAAGATCGATAGCTGGATCAGAGAGAGGTGTATATTTGAAAGATACAGCATTCATTTCTTTGAAATACTCCTTTGCCTCTTCGCGAGTAGAAGTACCCAATCCCTTATAATACTGAACATTCCAACCCTTCTGATCAACCTTCCACTGGTCGTATTCATACTGAGTATAGAAGACCTTTGACTGTTTTCCCTTGGTAGCTTTTACGATAGGCGTAGCCATATACGTAATGAATCCGGGAATAGTCATGAGTTCATGCCACAACTCGTGAAAGAGATTGATCAGAAGTCCACGAATATGTGATCCGTCGTAATCCTGATCCGTCATAATCATCACAGAACCGTAGCGAAGTGTTGAAACATCTGTGTATTTCTTACCAGACTCGAGACCAAGAATCTTTTTCAATTCTGCAATCTCTTTGGCAAGTTCTACTTTAGAAGCAGAACTGTCTTTGACGTTCATCAGCTTTCCCCTCAGCGGGAACACGCCGAACATGTCGCGCTGGGCTTTAGTGAGACCCGATAGAGCCATAGCTTTCGCGGAATCACCCTCTGTGAGGATGAGGGTGCACTTTGCTGACTTGGCTGTACCCGCCCAACCAGCGTCATCAAGCTTCGGGATACCGTAGATCTTTGACTGCTTGCGTCCATCTGATTTCTTATTATCCTTGTCATCCTTTTCCTTTTGAGCCACAATCAATGTGTTCACAAGATCAAGTTTGGACTGAATCTTCTTCAGAAACTCTTCAGGTAGTTTGCATGTACTTCCGAAAGCAGTAGACTTGGTGGTCAGTGTCTCCTTGGTCTGCGAGTTGAAAGAAGGATTCTCAATCATAGATGTCACAAAGATTGCAAGATTCTCTTTGATGAGCGAAGGCTTGACCTTGATCTTCTTCTTGGTCTCAAGATAGTCTGTGATATGGGACACCACCTGATTGGTAATGTAATCCACATGCGTTCCACCCTTGGAAGTCCAGATGCCATTCACAAACGAGACATTGAAGTACTTGTCGATAGGAGTATCTGCAACAGCGACAGCCCAACGTTCATTGATCTGAGCATACACAACAGGTGTTGAAACATGCTCGCCAGCATAGACTCCAAGATCGCGACATTTGATAGTCACTTTCTCTTCTCCATGCTTCCAATGCACTTTGACATCCTTTCCGATCGTCATTGCGAGATCTGACGCCCTGCGACGAAACATCTGAATGAAATCAGTAGGAATGCTGGTCATACCAAAACGGGCAAAGTCAGGATACCATTTGATACCAACGAAAGGCTTACTCTTAGAGGCTGTGATCTTGGGAGGATCTGCGACAGTCATGTTGTTCTTCCAAGTCTGGGTGTATTTCTTGGATCGGGTAGCATCGATAGTCTCAACCTTCAACTCTTTGCTGAAGATATTGGCTAGTTTGACACCGTAACCGTTCTTTCCACCCACGAGCTTCTTTTCGTTCTTATCATAGTTTGTAGAACTCAAGAGCTCGCCGAAGATCATCTGAGGTACCCAGACATTGTGTTCCTCATGAAACACGACATCAATGCCTTCTCCATCATTCTCAACATAAATCCAGTCATTGTCCGGAGATATTTCGATTGT